GTAGTTGGGAAGGGAAACAAAGATTTCCCAACCGTTTCTAAAGTTGCCATTTGGGAACTCATCATCCTTGACCACGATGCCACCGAAGAAGAACTGACCAAGATCAAAGACTACTTCGTCAAAACCTATCCTTGGTTATTCCCCGATCAAGCATGGACCGTCGCCGGCAAGACCAACGAAGACGAAGATCGTGCTACTATTGCCAACATTACGGGCAATGGTAATGATCTTGTACTGTCGAATTTTGGGTTTGCAGAAGGGAGTGGGTATGGGTTGTATAAACAGAATTTTAGTAAAATTCAATGGACGAGTCCGTCAGCAAGGGTTGAAGTAACAAAAACAAATTCGTCATTTAACATTACAGAGGTAAAAAATATTGCAATACAATTATATTACCTATCTAATACAAATGAGGTTGCTTTTACTGTGCCTTCTACTAAAGTTCGTGTTACTGGTTTGACGGATGGACAGACTATTAATTATAGATATTTTGTTGATGATGTTGCTAATGATTTCCTTATACCATCAGATGGAATATATGATTTGCCTGAATTTGAGTTTCCTGCTAAGAATAATTATTATGGGTTTAATTTAACCAAAGTTCAATCATCTTGCAATATTACTATCGAGCAAATCCCCGAATACGAAGGCTACCTGGTTACTGATGGAGTGGATGATATGATAACTTCGTCAGCTTTTCAAATGGGTAAGGATTTTACGATTGTTGGAGATTGGAAGTTTATTGATAATAAAAAGAGTGGTACTGGTTTAGTAAAAGGGTCTAGTTTTTATATCTACAACACAATGACTGGACTTGATCTTTATATTAATTCAGGATCAGTAACAAATAGTCTTGACGGAATTAAAAGTATTAATGCTGCATGTTCAGATGGTAGGGCCTATGATCGTAATTGGAATGAAATACTGGCAAATACAGGTAATGTAGTTGGTTCTGGTGGTATATTGGAGGTATCGAGTAGTGGTGGTAGGTTTGATCGAATAGCTTTTAAGAACCTTGCAATTTATCCAAGAATCCTCTCCAAAGACGACTGTATCAAAGCATACAACTATTTACAAACTATAAAAGCAAAATAATATGAAATTCATTATCATACCAAAAGAAGTATATGATTCCGTATCTGAAGAAAAGAGACGTGAATTAGGAATAGGTAGCCCAAGAGCGAGCGTAGACGGCTCTAAGGTTATTTTACACGTAGAACATTATGACCATCTATTTAAGTCTTTAGACGCGCAGGCTGATGATGATCCTCAATATCCGTATCCGGTATATGACAGTCCTTCTTCTGAGTTTGAATCTGTTCTTTCATCTAAAGAATGGGTGTCCGATGTTAATAACGAGCGTCTTTGATCTTGTTATGGTTGAGACAATTGCTATATTTGTAAAAAGTTGAATAATTAAAGCGTGTGGTAGCGTTATCTACCATATAATCATCATGTTTCAGATAATAATCGGATGCGTTTTGGCTAATATCCTTACGATAGCAATCATCGGTTTAGCCCTGTATTTAGTGTATCGTAAAAACGAAGATCGTTTAAAGGCTTTGGATTCTAAGATCGATCAGAAGGTTGAGGACGTAAAAAACAAGGTTGGTGCGGTGATGGACATCGTAGACCAGGTCAAGAAGTTGTTGGATAAAATTAACAAAAAATAAATATGGCAGAAATAGGTTATAACAGTAAATTCGAAGGCCAGGAGGTTGATTCCAGACTTGAGAATGTGGTGCAGGCCGCTCCTGGAACAAGTTCGGAGTCGGGCAAGGGAGGCCTTATCCCGGCTCCCCCTGCCGGAAGTCAAGACGGTAGCAAGACTCTTCTTAGTGACATGACATGGGGAGATCATATAACAAAGCAGTACGTAGATAATGCTGTTTCTGCTGCTGGATGGAAAAAGCAAATTGTTACTGTTTTGCCGAATGTAGATGAGGCTGCTGATAACGTCATGTATCTTGTAAAAGATGATTTAGCTTCTACTGAAACTGGCAATGTATATAATGAATATATTTTGGTTACAGATTCAGAAGGAGTTAAGAGTTTGGAATCTATTGGTATGGTAAGTACTGGTGTAGAAATGACGTTTTTAGATCTTGATCAGTTTTCTGGAAGTTCAGGAACCGTAAGTGATGATGTCTATAATAGCGTTGTTTCGGCTTATGAGAATAAGATTATTTTAGGAGTAATTGACGGCTCAATTACTCCTATAACGATATATAAAACAACAATTGAATCCTCTGTTGTTTACAATATTTCATTAAATTCTATTTCAAATTCTTATAGTAGGGATGTGTTGGAATTAGCCAATAGGTTTATCATATTAAATGAGGATAAAAGTTTTACAGTTGATGATTTTAATTATGATATTTATGGTTATTACATTGATTTTTTAAAATTTATGACAATGGATCCTTCTGTTGTTACAACATTGGAAAATCTTCCTAAAGGTCGTCATAATATTATAGCAAATGTATCTGCTGCCACTTCTTTATCTATGTCCGTATCATCATCAGATGTAGGACGAGAGTGGCAGGTTCGTGTCAACAACACTACCAGTTCTGACATTACGCAGCCGCTTCCTACTACTGGCCAGTTCCAGAGCATGTCAGGTGACAGTGTTACGATACCGGCCAATAGCTTTATTGAATTAAGTATCTGGTATATCAATGATAAGTTGGTTATAAGAGTAGGTGAAAATGCTTAATAGAAAGGATGAATTATGTTGTATGTAAATAAGAGTATAAAAGGTTTTTATTGGGAAGGATATGATTTGGATCCATCTTCTTATGAAGTAGGATATTCTTATCAAGATTTCTTGGATGGGAAATGGGTTCAACTTGATGAAGAACAGAAACAGTTTCACCAAGACAATCCTAAAGCGAGTGTAAAAGAAGTTATTGCTATGCAGCTTGATCCTGAGCCACCAGGACCAACAGAAGAAGAGTTGCTTGCTATAGCCAAAGAAAAGAAAGTTAAGGAAGCTCGCGAATATGCTTATTCTGATTCTGTTCGAACATACAGCTTAGACGGTAAGTCTGTATGGTATAATGAGAATATGCGTTATAGGGTAAAGAATGATATTGATGTAGCAAAAGGAAGCGGAATATATACCGTATCTGTAGCAGATTCAGAATACGAGCTTGATATTGCTAATACGGCAATGAATGAAATGCATGTATATGAATCTGAGTGCAATGATCGTACTGCTGCCATAGAAAAGGAAATAGCTTCTAAAACCGACAGGAGTGAAGTTGAGTCTATGAAAGTGGATGAAGGCTATCCTGAAAAGTTAGTAAGGACAAAGGATCAGATAATAGAAAAAAATAAGATCCTTGAAGCCAATGATCCTGAGAAGGCTACAGCTATGTATATGAGGGCGATGATCAATACGCCGGCTATGCTGGAAAATACTGATCAGAATCTTGCTCTTAAGATAAAGAGATTGTACCCTATTTGGGATAAGGATGGAGTTTACGGTGACAAAGGTCTTCCTATGGGAACGGCTGTTGTAAAAGGGCAGCGTCTCCGTAGCAAAAACAAACCTTCTGATTTGGATTGGACTTTGTTTGAAGTAAGGCAAGATCACAATCTCCAAGCCGACTGGGTTCCTGGTCAGGGAGGTGGAGCTGAAAGCCTGTATATGGTTGTTCAAGAAAAGCATTCAGGTACGATAGACGATCCTATTCCTTGGGTATATAATTCTATTTTAGAGAACGGAAAGTATTATATTGATAAAGGAATAAAGTATCTTTGCATAAGAGATTCAGGCATTCCTTTAGCTTATGAAAATCTTGCTGATCTTGTATCAGCCGGATATGTAAGGGTTGTTTAGGTCGTAATTTGTTGTTAATGTTATGGATGGCCCCTGTATATTTATTTATGCAGGGGTTTTTCTTTAATCCAAACTCTGCTTATTTTAATATTTGGTAAGGTTATGATTATCTTTGTGAAAAAGGTTAAGTTATGGGAAGAAAAGATATTATAAAAGAATTGAGTCAGTATTTTAGTATTGTTGAATTAGTTGGTCCTAAAGAGTACGGTAGAGACAAAGATCTTTGCTGGAGGTATTTAAGAACTGAATTGCTTCACACGATACTGGTTTTAAGGAAAGACATCTTGAAAACTCCGATGACGGTTAATACCTGGAAGTCGGGCGGAAGGTTTGATGAGCGTGGGTTTAGGAACAATATCTCGGATATAGTAAAATCAAAGACCGTATCAGGGTCGTTGTATATCAGTCCTCATATGCTTGGGGCAGCCATCGATTTCGATGCTAAAGGTATGACGGCAGAGGAGGCAAGGAATAAAATAATTCAGTCGCAGGATTTACTTCCTTGTCCTATTAGATTAGAATCAGGTACCAATTGGGTCCATATTGACGTATATGACTCTCTTGGAAGTAGCAAGAAAGTAACTATGTTCTAATATGGCTTACAGATTTGTAGGAAGGATGAATTTAGAAAGTTTCTGGGCTTTTCTCATTTCCGGATTATCAGCATTGTGGATGAATTTCCAGGAGATTCACCACCTTATATATTCTATATTGTTTATATTAGCTATAAATCTTTTGTTAGCTACTATAAAAAGTATCAAACACTGCTATATCCGAAGAAAGAGAAAGAGGCCTTTTAAGATATTGACATGCATAAGCGAAATGGAAGTTTTGAAAATCCTTCTTGAGTTCGCGGCCTGCTCTTTCGGGTTGTTTACCATATCCGGAATGGATCTTATTATGTCTATGGGAGGTCATAAATCTCCAGAATTTATAGATATGCTTCTCCAGTGGATTACGATATTCGCCTTAATATTATATGGTGGAATGGCATTTAAGCGTCTTGGTGATCTTGCACCTGATTTGATGATAGTAAAAGGCGTTAAATATTTCTTTAGCAAAGTGAGTTGGTGGCAAAAAGTTCCATTTGGAGAAGAGTTAAAAGAAGGTATAAAAAATGGTGAAATACAAGATCTTTTAGATAATAAAAAGGAGGGTAATAAATGTGTTTGCAAAAAATGAGGGTAGGGCATGTATTAGGAGTTCTCCTATTGTGTTTTATGTCTTTCTTGTTTGGTAAAACATGCAAGAATCAGGAGATAATACATGATATAGAAATAGATACGGTAATAGACACCGTTATCCATCCTATTCCTGTGCCTCAGTATATAGTTGACGTAGGGGAGGTAGAGATACCTTTCCCTATGGATGCTATAGTTAAAAAAGATACGATAAAAGACACTGTTTACATTAATATTCCAATACAAAGAAAAACATACAGCACAGATGATTATCGGGCTGTTATAAGCGGATACAGACCCAATTTGGATACGATGATCATCTACCACAAAAAAGAAATAATATACGAAAAGAGCCGGCGCTGGGGCATAGGACTGGCGGCGGGGTATGGGGTTGGGCGCGAGGGCTTCTCCCCCTACTTAGGCGCTGTGGTCTATTATCGGATATGGTGATAATCACCTCACCTTTTATTTAATGTCCAATAGTTTAAACTTTTATCACCTCATTTACTTATCTTTGTAGAAAAAGATAAGGTATGAACTATATCGATATTTTACCACAGATAAGAAATAACATTTTCTATGTCAGGATAGTAATGACCGATTATGATGTAGAAAATCAGATGGTTATTAGAATAGTAGCCAGAAGAAATGACGGTCTGTACAAGACGGAAGTAGTACAGTATCCAAATGAAGGAACTGATTACAACGGGGAAATCATTGTTCCTATGTTTGGTATGGCTAAGTCGTTGGTAGCCCAAATAGTAGGAGTCAAGATAAATGGTACTGAGGTACGTGTTAATAGCACTGAGGTAGAGGGAGCCGATATAACAGCCAGATACGATGATTCCCTTACCAGAATGGGGTGGGAAGAGAGCATGAACAACATCCATCTTGATTTTGAGGTTGTAAGTACAAACAACCCTAAAACGCTTCGCATAGCCGATCAGTCGGAATGGGGGATATTGGCAGACAGACCGGCTATTATAGAGATTGTACCACCTGAAGATGAGAATAAGTATGTTTATTATCTTGGTAAGAATCAGCTGAATGTATTCAACAGTAAAACCCTTGGCATAAATCCCGGTCGTGGAAATGATTTTGAAAACCTAAAAGATGGTATATACGATATTACCATAAAAGGTAGTCCTTCATCTTATTCATTTAACAGAAAGTATTTAAAAACAGACCTGATCCGTCTTAACATAGATAAGATATGGGCCAGGTCAACTGTGTTATGTGATCATGAGGATGATGACGTTATTGACAAAATAAAAGAAATAGAGTTTCTTCTGGCTGCGGCTGAAGCTAATATGAGATTAGGGAATTTTGAAAACGTAAAACAATTATATGAAAAAGCATCTAAATTGATTTATGTTCTCAATAATTGTGAAAATTGTGGTTGTAAAATATAATTAATTAAATATCAATAAATTATGGGATGTGGATGCGGAAGAAGCAACATCGCTTCTGTTAATAAAAGTCGGGCTATAAAGCCTCAGTCGAATACGACACCTAAAGCTGATTCTAATGCGGCTTGTATTCAGAAATATGATGAACTTGCTGTCTTGGACAAGAAAATCATAGACCTTCATCGAAAATTTAGGTTTGTAGGGGGTGTAAGTAAAAGATATGCTGATATTCAAAAGTTGGTAAGAGGCTGGATTGTTAATTTGAAGAACGGGTGCCCGGATCCTGATGATCTTGCTACTTATTCTGAATATATAAATAAAGAATACGCCAGGTATTTTACCGTGAAGTGACATGGCAGCTACCGGAAGTACACAGCAAATTCTTTTCCCTTCATCTTACTTATGTGAGTGTGCTGATCGTTTTATAGCATGTAAGGCTGATCAGTATCTACAATATCATAAGTATAAGGTAGGTATTAAGCCTGATATGGATATGGTTCTTAAAATAGATCGTATGAGAAGAATCGTATGTGAGGGGGAATGCGGGTTGTGCCCGGACGAGATTCAGAAATTTAAAGAAGAACTTAATAAGATCTTGTCATGAAAAAGATGTATTACAACAAAGAATACAGAAAAGCTTTCAAGAAATCGGACTGTCCGGAAGATCTTGGTTCTGAAGAAACGTTTATCGTTCATGAGGCTGAATTTTGTTCGGATATAAGCCAAGATGATGCAGATAGGAAAGCGGAAGAGTTTGCGGAGAAAGAAGGTCCGTTGTATGCTAATAAAGTAGGTGGCTGTTGCGAGGTATATTATAACACAAGACAGGAAGGGGATTTCTTTAAAAATGATTGTCCTGATGGTCAAAAACAAGAACAACCCACACATCACGTGGTAGAGGCCGGGCGTGTATGGTCTAAGTTCAGTACCGAAATAGCCAACTACGAAGCTGCGAAGATCCTTGATCAAGAAGGGCAGGCTGCCGCCAACGAATCTGGGGTATGCAAGACTGTTTATTATAACGAAGATCAGCATGGCTGGTTTAGTAAACGTTGTAAGGAAGGATGGAAGGCTCCTGAGAAATACAGGAGGATATACGCCGGTACCGTAACGTCTTTTATTAGCGTTGATGATGCTAATGAAAAGGCTAAGAAGATACTGGAAGAAGAGGGCATGAAATGGGTTAATGAAAATACCAAATGTGAGCCTGTTGTTGATAAATGTCAATTTGATTTTTGAAATGAGCAACGTAAAATTTAATCCGACAGAAGGCGAGAATGATAAACTGGTGTCGGTGTTTTCTGAAATAAATGAAGGTCTTGATACGACTTTGAATTACACTATTTCCGATGAAGGGAATAAGGCTAAGAAGAACATCGTCGTTAATCAAGTTGGTAAAAGGGAAAAGTTTTTATCGAAGAAAGGGGAGGAATCTGAGCCTTTTGTTTTGTCTGATGGTAACACTTTCAACGTTCTTAAAGAAGGTGCTTCAGGATCGGCATCCGCTTGGGCTGAGGACCAGCTTCCTCCAGAAGCCACGGAATCAGTTGGTGACAAGAGTCTTCTCCCTTCTTGGGATTTTTACCTTATAGACATGACTCAAAATACCGGAGACAAGGTACGTCCGGTTGGAAAGCTTCGTAAGAACAATCTCCTTAGATTTGAAAATGGAGATTTTGCTCCTACGGTAGGCATAACCGAGGAAATGAGAGCCGAATGCGATGTGGAACTGTATTTGGATAGCGGTCATAAAAATAAGTATTGTGATGCCGGAGCATTTGACGCTAAGGCTTTTTATGAAGAGTATGGCATTAGTCAAAAACTTTATAATGCTTCAGGATCAGAGGTAAGGATTTTAAGACCTTGGGAGACTACTTCAAAGAATTATAGCATATTCTTAGGATGCAGCAAGAGTCTATATGTAGCTGATAAGGTAGTTGGTAAAAGCGGGAAAATATGGTCTGGTGTGTACGACGCAGACACGGTTCCTATGCTGGACGGACTTGACCTGCGCCAGACGTGCCCTGTGCTGCCGCCCACAGCCTTATCTCCTGGACCGGTATGTACAGTAGACTCCAAGGCAAGATCTTTCTTTTTCTTGTATGAAGGAGAAACAAATTGTAAATCCGGAGCCGGGGTTGGTAACGCCTGCACAATGTTTCTAAATGGAAGAACTTATCCGAGATGCAATGATGTAAATCAAATCAATATAGCTAAGTATTCGAGGGCTAATAACGTAGATCCTGAATCTTCTTATCCTTTTTCTGAAGGTGGGTTTTTGACCTTGAATGCTTATATCATATACCTTGAAATGTTGTACGGTACTAAATACTTGGTTAATCCGGATACTTTTGGATCAGGGATATCAAGTAACTCCGGAGTAGGTAATGATGTCAATTATCGCAAATACGGAGGTGTAAAGTATCGTAAAAAAGGAGAAGAGACGTGGTTGTATGGATCATGGGCTACAAATTCTTCTATTATACATTATGAACCTACTAAAAAAACTCATTTTTCTTACCTCATAAATTTAGAATATCCTAAAGAACAGTGCATGGAAAGCCAGATGGCGGCTTCTTTTGCATTTGAGACAGGCGTAGAAGAAGGATCAGAGTTTGATTTTTATGGAGGAAAATACTGGTATAAGAACGTCCAGGGAGCCAAGAGTATGGCTGAAGGTCATATGAATGTTATTGTGTTTAAGGAAATGACTGGTACCATATCAGCCTTAGATGAAAATGACGAACCAGCAGAATTTGATTTGGAAATTATTTTAAGGATGTCTTTATACGACGGTATGAATTTGTCTGGAGATGTCTTTAGATATTGTGGAGGGGGATACGAACAGGTAGGGACTTGTTTAAATGATCCTAATGTTACTCGTATAGGTAATACTATTGATATCTATATAGAGCCAGATCAAAAGAAATGGACATATGAGAAAAGGTCTACTATAAATAATGGTGAGGTTTTTGATTTTGAGTCCAAATACAAAAAGGTGGCAACTACCCAAAATTTAGGAGATAGTTATGCTTTACACCGTATTCCTTATACTGGATGGAAAGATAAAAAAGGCGGAGGTATCGGATCAGGAGAATGTTTTTATACATGGGACAATTGCTACTGGGCTTCAGCTATCGGTTTAAGGAGTAGAGTGGCTGCTCGTTTCGGCGGTTATGCGTCCCACAGTCTTTGCTCGCCTCGTACTCTGACTGCGAATTACGCCACTTCTTCTACGTATCGCTCCCATTGCGGCCTTGCCCAGTTGTTATTAGACGTCAGTCAACCGCAGGTTTAATGGGTGCAACCCATTGATGGCGCAGCCATCATAAGCGCAGCGCTAAGGCGCAGCCTTATACTATCTTACGGAGCAGCCGTATCTTGTTAATATAATATTTTATAGCTACAAAACAAAAATTTAAAATATTTAATACAAATTGTTTTGTAGCTATAAAATATTATACATACGTTTGCAACGTCATTAGACAACAGAGATAGTTAACATTATAAACAATAAAAAAGCTATTCAATGAAATCCGTTAGTCTGCTAACAAGTCTTACATTGGGATCTGACCTCTGAAATAGCAAATAACGGTTGAGAAAAAGGTTAAAAAGAATTGGCTGCTCGTTTCGGCGGTAATGCGAACAACAGTAATTGCTCGCCTCGTAATCTGAATGCGAATAACGCCACTTCTAATACGAATCGCAACAATTGCGGCCTTGCCCTGTGTGGGCTAAAAAAAAATGGGTATATTCTTTTTAATCTTTCCCAGGAGTGGAGAATCAATAAAAGACAAGCGTATGAGATTATATGATAAAAATATGATAGAGATGCGCGACGGTCGTAAGCCCGTCATTAGCCCACAACCGAAATCAGTTTCAAACTATATAGATATAAGTTTGGATGATATTAGAGAAGCATGCGAAGCAGCATTTAAAAACCATTCTAAAAAGAATGATGTTGTTAATTTCAATTCTGATTTTGATGGTAATTCATTAAAATTGTATGAATGGTATTTAGATGGTACTTATGTTAGCAAAATCAAATATCGCAAACTTATCAAAGAAAACAAGAATGGTAAGGTTCGTGAAATAAACAGTCCGGACCTTACCACCAGAATCTATCAGCATCTTGTTTTAGTAAAGTTAGGTCCTTTGTATTATGAGAAGGATAATATGAATGGTCTTAATTGCAAGCCAGGATTTGGCATAACAGCATCGTCTAAATCGAAGTCTCTTATTAAAAAGATGAAGCATGTTTATTATGATAGACTTGATTTGAAGTATTGCTTGGTTATAGATCAACGTAAATGCTACAATCATGCAAAAGATAAGGTATTTAGAAAAGTGCTTAAGAACTTTATTTCAAATAAAAAGTTTATAGATTTTGTAATAGACGTAAGCTTTGTATCTGGAGAGCTACCTATAGGTACTCCTACAAGTCCTTTTATCCATCATCTCCTTATGAAAGATTTCGATAATCTTGTAAAGAGAATGGCTCCTTTTTCATTGAGGTATGCTGATGATAATTTCCTTGCTTTTTATACTAAGGAGGATGCTAATACTACCAAATGGAGGATTAAGAATTATTGGTGGTATGAGCTTAAGATAAGATCTAAAAGGCATACTTGTATTATAACAGACATGGATAAACCTCTTGATTTTTGCGGGTATGTTTTCCACCGTAACAACAAAGGTGTATCCGAACACAATAAAGGTTATGTGAGAATAAGGGAGAGGGTGGCCAAAGACGCAAAGAAGTGTATTACAAACGAAAGTTGGGCTTCTTACTTTGGTCTCTTAAAACACTGTGATAGTTATTCATTAATGTCTAAAATAGAAAGTATCATGAAATTACGAGATTTAACAAGTACGATCCGTATTGATAAGAAAATGGATGCGGACAATATTGATGTCAAAAACCTTGAAGGTATTGTATTTGATATCATAAATTATGAAATAAGAAGCAATAATAAGAATGAGCCGAACTGGATAAAGTGCTTGATAGGCATTCCTGAAACGAATAAAGACGGGATTCCTACAGGCAGGAAACTTGCAAGGGAATTTCACGGTAATTATCAAGGTATAGTAAATTTTATTTCAAAATGTGAACTTACTTATGGCAAAGATGCTATTCTTCCTATTACTGATGTAGAGATAGAAAACAGATGTGGATACGTTTTTAAGGGCAGTACTAACCGTCTGGAATACATAGATTGACATTCTTTTGTGATGGTGTGGATGAAAATTGCTATCTTGCACCAAAAAAAAGATAAGTCATGAATACGTGTAATACTTGTAAAGATGACAGACCTGATATTCTGAGATCTAATATTTGCATCGGGTCTGATCCATGTAATGACTGTACGGACAATTGCGAGATTCTTCCAAAAGAATGCGATTGCCCGTATGGTCATTTAAGCGATCATTGCATTCATTATACAGGATGCAAGACATTCATATCCAAATTAACTCCAGGTATGCCTTATAATGAGGTTATACATAATATAGAACTGGTTTTCGAAAACATAGATAAGTTTTTGGATAGGATGGTTGAAGAAAATACGCTTTTAAAACAAAGGGTTGAAAAACTCGAAAAACAACTTCAAAATGGAAAAGAGTGCACAAATTGGTAAGGATTTAAGTGGCAAACACGTATATGTTCCACATGTGGACGAGACGCCGGTGCCATGCCCGGACGGATACACCTGCACGAACTGCGTGTACTGTGCGGACGGCATCAACGCTGGCTACTTCAGTCTGGCTCAGAAATCTGATCTTACGGCTTTAATCAATGCAATGATATGCCGTATGGAATACCAGGATAGGGAAATAGAATTTTTAAAACAAAAAATAAATATTTTGAGTAACAATGGCAATAACAGGTAACGGTTGTTTTGGCAGTCATGGTGGGTGCGAACGCCCGCATCATTGCAATATTCCTTCTTCTAACATATTCTATGATGGAGAAACTATAGAAGAAGCTGGTTTGTATCATGGTATGCCTTTAGACGGAGCTTTAGCTAATTTAGCTAAATACGTTTCAAGGGCTATTAACGTAAGTGGATCTGTCAATACAGAAGTGTTTGACGGTACTTCTCATGTGGTTCTAAAGAAAGATCCGGCAGAGATTTTGCTTGTATCTTATTGCGGGGGTGTCGTGCCTTCTGATATGTATAAAGTCCAGGGCCGTACTGTTAGGTTCTGCCGGGATATGTGTCAACAGGATGAACTTGCTGAAGTGAGGGTCGTGTACCGAGAAGAGGCAAATAGTTCTTATGGGTTCCATTGTTAATTTAGGAGGATAAGAAATGGCAGAAAAATGCAAAGGATTTATATGTGGGGGTAATCTCGTTGATGGCTCTGTGCCTTCTGATAAGTTAGATAAAGAAACCATTGTCGAGCTTATTAAAGAGATTCTGAAAGAGGAAATGCACGAATCTTGGCTTAAGGAAATAATAGAAACCATACTTAAGGAATCTATTGATTCAGATTGGCTTCGTGAGTTCTTTAAAGAAGTTCTTAAAAAATACGCTAAAGAGGAATGGTTTAAGGATATTATCTGCGGCTTAGGATGTGTTGGCGTACAAGAGATATTTGATGTTATTCCTACTGACATAACATTTGAAGCCACAGGCGGTACGGCTACGGTACAGGTTGTGGTAGATGATGGCGTTGAATGGGAACTGACACTTTAATGAAGGAGGGTTATTATGAGCAAAGAAAGAATATATAAGATGGATGATGGTTCTTGGCTTACCTCGGACAAGAAGGAAGGTGTCGGTCGTGATAAAATGAATTTCGATGCTCCATCTTGGAAAGGGAGGGAAGACAGGATCACTATCCGAATTGTGAAGAAGTCCGATACCGAAAGCATGAAAGCCATTACTTTCAAGCAAAAAGGTATTAAGATCACAGAAGTGTCGGTTAGTAGGCTGGAGTTCCCTATATCTGGTGGAGATAAGCAGATCCTTATTACTACCAACGCCGCTTCTATCAATGCCCTTATTACAGGAGATAGTGGTATAAAGGGCGTTATAAAGGCATTTACCACCGCTTCTGGTCTAAATATTGATGTCAATGATATTAGGCTTGATTATGGTTTCCCTGGTGATCCGGGTCTTGAAGACACGTTCCAGGTTTCGATGATTGTTTCCATGCCTGGTAATGAGGATGGGAATGAAGTTAATGAGAACATAACTATAAATGGTGTACTGATTCCTATTTATCAGCCTGGAAAGGTCGTTCCTTACATTAAATTGGATAAGGAATTTGAACAAATTGAGGGTGATGAAACAAGCACGCAGTTAAGTATAGAAAGTAATATAAAAGATTATGTTATTGAAATAGTTGAATGCGAGTCTGTGGATAAGGAGGAAATTTACCTGGACAAGGATGTTGTTGATCTTGATTCTGATGGGTCTCCTGAGGTAATCAACGTAAATACAACTCCCGAAAATTTAAGATGGAGGATTACGAATGAAAGTAGGTAATTGTTGGGCGAACATAGATAAGAAAGAAGGCAGTCTTAACAGTAAGGTTAATATTTACTTTGATGAAAATGATACTGGTGTCAACAGAAGTGTCAAGATAAGGGTGTCTTCCAGGGACGGTGGCGTATCTGAAGAATATACGTTAGTTCATAAAAAAAAAGAACAGGTAGTTTATAGAAATAAAAGACAGTCGGCTCTTTTTACAAAAGAAGGATGTAATCCTGAGACAGAGAAAGGGGAGGAGCTTGAGTACGTTGTTGAGGCCGGAAAATACACGTCTATCATATCTCAGTCTGATGCTGATGACAAGGCTATGAGAGACATTGAGCAAAATGGTCAGAACTGGGTCAATGAGCATGGTCGTTGTATAACCATATTGTGGTATAATGTTAAGAAATCAAAGTCGTTTAGAAAGAACAATTGCGATCCTGATACCGAAGAAGGGAGTTTGGTTACGATGACTTTTGAAGCTGGGCAGTTCTCTTCTACTATAAGCCAAGAGGATGCAGACAGAAAGGCTGAAGCTGAGTTGGACGCCAAGGGTCAAGACTATGCTAATTCTCACGGTACTTGCAATACTATAAAATGGTACAACGACAGGAAATCCAAGATGTTCCAAAAGACAGATTGTGAAGTGACTGAAGTTGGATCTATGGTAGAGTACGTTGTAGAAGCCGGCCGCTTCTCTTCTTCTGTTTCTAAGGAGGATGCTAATCAGAAGGCTTTGGATGCCTTGGAAGCTGAAGGTCCGGGGTATGCTAATGAGCACGGCACCTGTGAAACAAGTTTATGGTATAATATAGAGAAGTCAAAAGTATTTTATAAGAATGACTGCGAAGACGGGTTTATTGGAGCACCTTATACTTACACAGTAGAAGCCGGTAAATACACATCAGACGTAAGTCAAGAAGATGCTGATAAGAAAGCTCTTGATGATATAGAGAAAAACGGTCAGGATCAGGCAAACCTGAATGGAGAATGCGTTACTGATCCAAACTATTTCGTTGGAAAGGCTTCGGCTCGTGTTCAGAAAAATGATTGCGATGCCGAATCTCAGACCGGAAGCTTCGTTGATTTGACTGAAAAGGATCTTGCCGGATACCCAGATGCTTTTGTATCAAGGGAAAGCCAGGAGGCAGCTAATGCGCTGGCTGAGGCCGCTATGGAAGAACAGAAACAAGATCTTGCAAATAAGAAAGGTACTTGCATAGATAAAAACCAATTTGTTGGTGTATATAGCAAGGTATTCACAAAAGATAATTGTGAAGGAGAAGGCGTAGGTTCGCAGGTAACAGTAGATCAAGACGATGTAACTGGTGGTCCTTTTACTTCATACGAAAGCCAGGAGGCGGCTAACGCGCTCGCTCAGGCTGCCGTCGAGCAACAGGGCCAGGCCATAGCCAACCAAGACGGTCATTGTACGTGGACTGGTAAATACAGTGAAGAATTTACCAAAAACGATTGTAATGAAGGTCAGGTAGGGTCTAAGATTACTGTAACCGAACAAGATGTTGTTGGTGCTCCTTTCACATCTACCGTGAGTCAAGATGATGCTAATAACAAGGCTAAAGCTGCTGTCAAAGAACAAGGACAGGCTATTGCTAACAGTAAGGGTAATTGTGAGAATATGACGGTCTATACCGGTCATTACAGCAAGAGATTCGTTCCTGAATGTGAAGCTTGCCATAAGGGTGTAGAAATGGAGGTTACGGCCGAAATGGTTAATGGTAGTCCTGTTACGTCTACAGAAAGCCAGGATGCGGCAGACGCAGAAGCTCGTAGGATCGTAGAAGAAGGAGGCCAGGCCTATGTTAATGAAAACGGCAACTGTACGCCACTTAGCACCGATCCTGTATGGAAAGACGTTGTTCCGGAAGAACTTAGATGTAATGAAGGTAAGTCTCAGAAAAAGCAACATGATACCAACGAATGTTCTGAAACCCACAATCAAGAACGTTGGGTAGATGGTGGGAACAAAGTTTGTAGCTGGACCGGTCATTACTCAGAAACGTTCCAAAAGAACGACTGTGAAATACCGGATTCAGGAACAGAAGTAGAGGTAAGTGAAGCTGATGTTGAAGGCAATCCTTTTACTTCTTTCGTAAGTCAAGAGGATGCTGATAATAAGGCTAAGGAAGCCGTTAAAGCTCAAGGGCAGGCTATTGCTAACCAAAAAGGTAAATGTAGGTTCGTAGGCGTATATAGCAAGCAGTTTACAAAAGACAATTGCGGATCATGTCAGCATGGCGTTCCGATGAGCGTAACACAAGACATGGTGGGTGGACCGTTCTATTCAAATGAAAGTCAAGAGGAAGCTAATAGATTAGCTCAAGAAGCTGTAGAGGCTCAAGGACAGGCTTATGTAAACAAGAATGGAACTTGTGAAATGGATAGTACTGATCCGGTATGGATTGATACAGATCCTCTTGAAACCAAATGCGAAGATGGTAAATCTTATAAGAAACAGATTAATACCAATGAGTGTTATGGTGGAGAAGATGAACGTTGGATAGAAGGAGGTGATAAGGTTTGTACATGGACTGGTACATACAGTAAGGAGTTTACAAAACAATGCGCCGATAATGGTGTTGGATCTAAGGTGGTTATAGATCAGGACGATGTGACAGGTGGTCCTTTTACTTCAACTATAAGTCAGGAAGACGCAAATAGTAAGGCTCAGGCTGCTGTAGAGGCGCAGGGGCAGGCTCTTGCTGACGCGCAGGGAACTTGTACTTGGACCGGTAAGGCAAGTAAGGTCTTCACCAGAAACAATTGCGGAAGCTGTCAGCATGGTTCGTCTGTTACCGTAACCCAGGACCAAGTAGGTGGTCCATTTACGTCCAATATCAGTCAAGCTGATGCTAATAAGAAGGCTCAAGATGCTGTAAATTCCCAAGGTCAGGCAGTAGCTAACAAAAACGGTGATTGCGTAGCTGATAGCACAACACCTTCTTGGTCTGATACCGGAAGCACCCGTTGCGACGGTTGTACGTCTCAGAAGCAACAACGTGACACCAATCCATGTTCTTCTTCTTACAACAACACAAGATGGGTTAATGGAGGTGGAGAATCTTGTACAGACTGGTCTTATTACGGAACAGGAGATTGCGTAGGTCATACTCAGTATGATGCTTATCGTGATAGCTGCTCTGGTAGCATAGATCGTCAATATTCTGTAAGTTGTAGGAATTGCTGTAATTGCGGATCTTACGGTTTTTGGCAAGAAAATGGATGTAAGAATGATCAAGTTAAATACGTTCGTTATGATGATTGTGGTAATGCCGACTACAAATACGAATATGAAGTTGGAAAATGCGGATATGCGCCATATGTCTTTGAGTTTGTAGATGGAACAACTGGTAAAGTATGGTCTGGATCAGGTGAAGCACAAACTATACAATATACTATTACAAGTACCAAAAGTGGATCGTATATTGGATGTAGTGTGCAATCTAAGCCTGATTGGTGTTCTGTAGATTATAGAGACCAGACATCTACGAGTATGCTTGCTAAAATTACTATGACAGCTAACTCTTCCTCTTCTTCTCGTTCCGGTACTATTACTTTCGTCCAAAATGAATCAGGGAAAACTGTTAACGTTAACATTACACAGGCTGTTGCTGCCACTTATGAGTTTAGTGCCAACCAAAGCACTTGGAATGCCGATGCAAATGGAGGTGCAAATAACTCATATTTATGTATTCAATTAAAAAGTAAAAAGAATGGAAGTAAGATAGGATACACTGTATCATCTAAGCCAAGTTGGGTTACAGAAGTTGCAGAAAAACCATCAGGAGTAAGTTGTCCTGTTTTGTCAGGTTATGATTATTCATTTGTAATAATCTCATCCGCAAACAGCTCTTCATCTTCCAGAAGTGGCACTGTGACATTGAAGCAAAATGAGTCTGGGAAGACTGTTAACATAACAGTCAACCAAGAAGGCAAGGCAGAGGCTAAGCCTGTTCCGGCGCATATTACATTGAAAAACGGCTCTTGGGCTACATATAGGAGGGGTAATGTTTCTTGTAACCCTGGCGCCGGTAAGTGTATTGCCGGATTCGAATGGACTGGTGATGAAAATGGAAATATCCGAATCTACACCTGTGATATTAAGGTGGTGGATGCTAATTATCGTGAGATATCTGGAGCTACTATAAGCATCGGAATAACAACCCAGAGAAGACAATCCGGAAGCTCTTGTTCGTATTTCGGGGCCGTTAATGGAGGAATATTAGCCGGATATGTTCATTCTGGAGATGAGAATGGATATACTACATGGTATATACGAACTATAAACGTGTCTTACGAAGGCAAAGTGTATAAGACCGCTACTGTTAGGCAGTATGAAAAACAAAATATCTCCAAGAAAGGTGGTGTTTTCAATGTATATAATGAATCTCCTGCTTCTTACAACTTTATCGTAGATGGAGCTGAGTGTGGTGATGAAAATGGTACTTTGAAATACGCTTATTCTCAAATGGATCTTAATCCAGCATAATTAGCAAGGGGGGGGGGAATTTAGTTCTCTCCCCTTGAATATTTTAGATTATAATATTGTGTTTTAAGTATTGTCTATTAGAATAAAAATGATTAATATTGCACATCATTCAATTTTAAATTTTTAGTATCATGGCTTGTAAAAAGAAAGCTCGTCAGGGTGGGGAAGTTGATAAAAAGGACAAACCCAAAATGCGTCAAGGCGGTAGTGTTGGCGGTAAGATGAAAAGAAAGAAGACGAGCACTAAAAAGTGATTGAAAACCAGGGGAAGGTGCTGATCGCCTTCCCCATTTTAATAACATAACAACAACATATTATGAGCAACAAGTTTATTAGCAAAGGACAGAGGAATGTCTGTGTGACGTTTGTGAAGTATTATCCTGTGTTGATGCAGGTTATTATGTTAGCCAGCATTTTTGATGAGTTTTATCCTTTTAGTATCACTAATTGGCTGTATCCGATATTAGGTCATTCTCTATCATGGGACCTATTTCTCTTGGCTTTTTCAAGAATGTTCAGGTTTTGTATATGGCATAGGTTATTGATCTATAGCATGATTTTTAATATCTGTGTAGAATGGGTTACGGTTAATATTGAGATGCCTATTGAGCACAATATCGTAGTGTGGTCTGTTATGGCTGTTACTCTTTTGATAATCATTGCCTCTATTGTTTTAAGGTTTAAAACAGGATGTTTTGAAAATGAAGAAATTCTGACAGAGACGCTGCGTAAAAGCGGTGCGGCGGTATGCGATAAGATAAAGGAGATGTTTTTAAGCGGGGAATGCGATCATCTTACAGCCAACGATCTTGAGACATGGACGCAGCTTGCTAATCCGGCTAAGTACTATACCGGAGAAGAGGCTGTTTCTTATCTTAATGTAACTTCTAAAAGATTTTATGAATATCGTAAGGCTAAGTTAGTTCCTGATCCGGTTAAGATAAAGGGATTCCCTAAACCTTTATATACGAAAGTCATGTTGGATGAGGCTATAAAAACCATATCCGGTATGAGTGAAAGAGATATTTATATGAGGATCTTGAATGCTAAATCAAGAGAATCAAGAGCAAAAGAAAGGAGGGGAGCATGATCACTAATGGTGAATTTGTATCAAGAGTCGTAAACGGTATTCATGCCCTTGACAAAGATTCGCATGTTAGTCGGAGATGGATATTGAATATCGGTAGAACTAAAGCCGAATCTTATACAGCACAGAGGTGGGATGACGGAACGTTACTTGGCGACCACCGGCTCCTAACTTACGTTACTTGCCTGGAGATGATTGAAGTTGATAAAATAGTTTGCTGCGATGCCGAATTTGCGTTATGTAATACGCTTATGCGGTCAAAGCATAAACTTCCAGGACTTCTTTATTCTGCCCTTAGACCGGCTATTACCAAGGTGACTAACGTAGATAACACCATATTTTTTAAGTTTGCTGAAATAAAGTCGTATCGTAATGAACAAAAAAGACCGTATGCTAAATACGTTAAAGAACGTCGTCCTTTTTATTATGTAGAAAACGACTATATTTATATACCGGATTTCCATATAGAGCTTATTAACGTAGAGTTCTTTACAACAAGAAGAAAGAAGGCGCTGGAGTTAATGGCCTGCGATCCTACACCTAAAGGGTGTGAGTCTGAATGGGAATACGAATTTATCTGCCCTATTAAGTTAATTGAGTACGTAGTGGCAGAGACGATAAAGGAAGTAGCATTCAGGCTACAGATTCCTGTCGATGAAAATCCGAATCTTGATTCCAATCAGAAAAGTCAAATTGTTCAGTGATTCTTTTTATTGGGCACCCGGCCATAGCTATGTAGCCACGACCGGGTGTTTTTTTTGTACTATTTCAATGCAAGAACAGGGTTTCCCCATTTTCTTTTCCATTTATCTCCGAGGTAATTTATCAAGGAATTGTAGTCTTTAATAAAACCGTCATCAATAACAGAGGCTATGACGTTCTCTATGGCTATTATATCATTGAGCTCATCTTTACTGGCAGTATTCCTTATCCCATCTTCATGTTTATTAAAAACAATGAAATTAATAGCTTTAGCAACTCTTTTTATATTGTCTTTCAAGTCATTCTTGTTTGAAACTATTCTACTTATCGCGCTGCACATCCTGACGTATGCATCACCGGCTTCGTTCCGGTTTTCTATCAATCCATCGGTAAGCCATATAACCACCTCAGCGTAAATTTCTGGATCCATCTCTAATGCAATCATAACAAACAGATATGGATTTACATACCATTTTTGATCTACTCCTTTTCCTTTTTTGTAGGCAAGGTCTAATTTTCCAAGATCCATTACACTGCTGATATTCAATTTGTTATTATTGAGTAGAAGATTTCTTCTACTCAATAAAAGCTTATTTTCCAGCTTATTAACTAATTCAGTACACCTTTCTTTAAATGATTCAGTTTCTATTATATGACTCAATTGTTTTGGAGCCAAACCTAATTTTTCTCTTTTAGCAGACAAGGCTTTCATTGCGTCAGTTATACATATGTAACCATCTTTAGACATAACAGACACATTCATTCCTAACAAAACTCGATCTTTTGATTGTAAAACAACATTTGATTTCATAACTTTACTACGATTTTAATTTTGTAAAATATAAGTCTACCTGTCCGTGAGGATCGGTAGACTTTGCAAATATAGAATAGTATTTTGATGCAACAATACATTCTAATGTTAATTATCTGAAATGTATAATTTTAATTTTTGAATGATGAAAAGAACATCAATACAATCACCGTATTTTGCAGCCTACTACCATCGTCTTATGAAGAGAAAGAATGGTTTTAAGAAAGGCATGATAAGAGACAGAGGAGAGGTTTTAAGACTGTTGTCTATTATATGGAAAACCGTATCAGAGCATTATGTGGAAGCTGATGCTGGTGTTTATATAGATAATGTGGGTTACTTATGCCATGTGCTTATACCCGGCCAGCGCTTTCCCGTAAGGCGGGACCTGGACATCGTGAGCAGGCTTGGCACCAATGGCTACCTCTATAACCACTTGGCTATAGATTTCGCAGACTCCAAAAGATATTACCATTTTGTAATACAAGATAGCTTGAAAAAGAAGTTGAGGGTTAAAATGAATAAAGGATGGAGATACCGATTTATGTACAATGAAATACTTGCTAAAAGAAGGGTGTTTAAAGATTTTCAGATTAAGAGAGTTTTCGAAGATAAAGAATTAGGACATAGAAAGTCGTAGAAAAAAAGTAGCGATCACCCTTTGTAGATACAGGATAATCGCTACTTTTGCATATCCGTCTACCTTCTCAGGCTGGCGGATATAAAAAATCATTCCTATTATGGGAACAAAGATAAACAATTTTCAAAACAATGCGAAGAACAGTAACATTATTTTGACGTCAGAATCCAACGAAATGGAATTTAGTAAAGAAATTGAAACTGTATCATCTTTCAAAAATTCAGATTTTGTAGAGTTAAAAATTATTGTCATTGATCATGAACCGTATTTTATAGGGTCTCCTATAGCTTCATTTTTGGGATATACAAATCCAAGAAAAGCGATAAGGGATCATGTTGATGAAGATGATAGGATGATAATGAAAGTTCCTGATACTCAAGGGTGGAACGAAACGTTCCTCCCCTATACCCCAAATACTAAAATATTGATAATCAATGAGTCTGGTCTATACAGCTTGATTTTTGGATCAAAGATGGATTTTGCTAAAAAATTCAAGAAATGGGTAACATCTGAAGTTCTTCCTTCTATAAGAAAAACGGGTTCCTATTCTATAACACCGAAAGACTATCCATCTGCATTAAGAGCATTAGCTGACGAGATTGATGCTAAAAATAGAGCCATAGCCGAGAGAGCGCAAGCAGAGGCGGAGAGACAGCAGGCGATAAAGACCATAGAAGAGCAGCGTCCCGATGTGGAGTTTGCGGAGTCGTTCAAGAAAGTTGATCATGAAAACATGTGGTTGATTAGAGATGTGGCGAAGAAGCTTGAGCAGAATGGAATCATCATCGCCGAAAAGAATCTCCGTTTGTTTCTTGAGGAAGTCAAGTTCATGTTCAGGAATGGGCAGGGTAGATGGGAGTTATACAGTGACATTGTTAAAAACAAATTTGGTGTTTATCGATCTTATTTTGTGGATAAGTATTCTGGGGAAAGAGTTAATCAGCAAACCATCTACATGACAGGAGCCGGATATGAGGCTACACTTAAGGGGATAAAGGAAAAGTGTAGGAGCCTTTTCTTGAAGTATGGTAAGTTTGAAGATCCTAACTTTTGAAAATACAAAATAGGGCATTAGACAGATTATTTATATCTTTGTGGAGGTCAGGTTCGTTTCCTGTCCTCCATATTTTTTTTGTTATGACAGTCGAAGATTATATCATAGAGTTAAAATCGTCTTTAAGATCATTTGACAAGCGTGATCTGATAGATGAGGTGTCCATCTACAAATGGGTAGAAATTGCCCTGAAGAAGTTTGGAGGTGATATTACTATGCGCAAAGAAGCGGTAGTGGATGTCAAGCGAGGGCAGGCCCGTATGCCTGGTGATTACTTTGATCTTATTCTGGCTTTCAAATGCGATTTTAAAGGATATGAGGTGCCTGAAGGTGATAAGGTGATACCAGAGCTTCAAAATACAATAGCTTGGAAAGAACGTACCGAAAGAAGCTATAGATGGTGTTCGTGCAACGAATGTTGTAAAGAAGAATGCGAGAAGGTGATAGTTGAAAAATTTTATATCAATGTTCATGATCGCGATCATGAAGTTCGTTGCTATTATGACCGGCCGGTAATGTTAGGTCTTGCTAAGCCTATGCTTCGTGATTCTTGTTTGAGTAAATGCCGGAATAAGGTAATCAAGGATAGTCCGTATGAGATAAATATCGTAAACGGATTCTTGTATGCTAATTTCGATGGTCCTATTTACATGCAGTACCGGTCTCTTCCATTTGACGGAGAATCTAATATAATTATACCAGACACGCCTCAAGGTCTGGTATTGGATTATGTGGATAATTTTGTAAAGATGAGATTCTTTGAGGAACTGATGTATAATGGAGAAGCGCAAGGAGCAGCCGATTTGTTTAAGTTGTATGCACAGCAAGATTTGGTTAAGCTGAAAAATGCTAAGACCGAACTTAAGATGATGGGTATGACATTAAAAGGCATGTACGAACCTCTTAGGCGGCGTCATGCCGAGTTTGAGATTTATTCTAAGGCATATCCTGTAATTGATAATATACTTAAATTGGTATGATTGAGGTAGTTTTATTTATATACTTGTCTGGCGTTATTGCATCTATGATTGTTTGGTCAATCAGGCAATTTAAAGGAGATGCGAGTTTGGTAGAGACAATGTACTGCCCGGTAGTATTTTTGTTGAGCTGGATATATGTATTTGAAATATTTAAAATGAAATAAGATGTTAGAGGTTAAAGCAAGCGAAATAGTAACCGCCGACAAAATGAGAGGCATAGGACCGGCAAACATCATCTTCACAGCCGGACCTAATCCGGTAGCCGAAGATCGCCGTGGCGTAGCTAAGGTAACGGCTGGTGGAGAGAGTAAGAACGTCACAATAACACAAGCTGCCGGCGAGCAGGTTGTTGTAATTCCTGAGTTCGATTATCTTGTTCTTAGGTATGGATGGGAATCAGAAGACGGCTCCGATTTTGATACTGCAACTGGTTTTACAAATACAGGCATATCAGAAGTAGATAATAAGTTTGTGGGATGGAGTAAGCAGTGGGCTACCACCCAACAACAGGTGGGTGATTACCTTATTTATGGTGGTGATAACATGCAGTCTGGTCTTGAAGGAGCGCTTATTAAGATGAAGACCTTGTTGTCAGCGCCAGGTATGGACGAGTCAGAACCTAATATCAATGCCGACATCTATGGTAATTGGTATGGAAATAGAGGACGAGGAAATGTTGTTGTGTCTTTTACAGCCTACCTTGGAGGAGAGATGGTTAAACAAGGATTTAATTTCATTAATGAAGGAGGTACGGAAGTTTACTCCGACAGCATTACTACTAACGTTTCGGCTCATGGTGAAACCAATTACCAAAATATAAAAGGTTTGTACACTAAGATGGGTACGATGGTTTATAATAAGGAAAAGCGTGATTGTGTTATTGTTATAGGTTAAGGCGATGGAAGGTCTTTGGGATAAATACAGTAGGATTAAGGAGGTGTTTTACCGGGATTTTGTTTATGATTCCAGCTACACAGAGCAGGCCTCGTGCATCCCACTGTCGTCGGTGAAGAACGGGGCAGGCTGGGTCGGCGACGGAACCATCAACCTGGCTCAGTACCTTCAGTTTGTATATACGGAAATGATTCTCGGTAATAAGACAGAAGATGATGTTCGTAATGCCATACTGGTGCTTACCCGTCTTGTCGATACTACTTATGATCTATTTTTTAATAACAACAAAGGTATTTATTTCAAATTCGAAAAAGGATTTTTCTTAAGAGACGATATCCATAGCGAAGATGCAAGCAAATTCGGTCTTACCAAGATAAGTTCCGGGTACACTAATGGTATAGAGTTAAAAGACGAAGATCCATGCTTCTCCCCATTCACTTCACAAGATCAGATCTGGAATCTGGCTCCTATATTAGCTTTCTTGTCAGAAAAAGGATTTGAAGAAGCCGGGCAAGTAGGATACGATATTTTTGAGTACGTTATTAGAAACAGACACAAGATATACAATCCTTATTACAGCGCCTTGCTTCATCATTGGACATTCCTTCCTGATATGGATACCGATAAGGTTAAGCCGTGGGATAGGGTTAGTAACCGGAATAAGAATCTTAAATACAAAGTTAAGGTTAAGAGAGGTGCTAACAACTGGTACTTCTCTGGAGGGTTCAGATGGGCGTTTAAGAAGTTTGGTGGCAAGTGTAGTACATTCTGGCACTGCCTATGGTATAAGCCATTTATATTTTTAGCAGATAGGGTATATCATCCATATGTATGTAAATGGTTTGGCATTAAAGTCAAAAATAATTCTTACTATTGTCTTGGATCCACAAATGAAAAATCATGGTATGGTCCTAAGTTCAGAAAGAGGTTGGTTAGTAAGTTTAACAAATCTTTGGAAGGGGGAGAATTATTTATGCCTCATCTGGTTTTTCTTCATGGGTGTGAAGGTATTGATGGGAGTAGATTAGAGTCTTACCTTAAGGAATGGGAATGGGATGGGGTTAATTCTCCTATAGAGTTTTTAACTTTGTGCAATTGGCATAAAATATTTTTTGGCAATGAAAATATATTATAAATCAAAAATAGCTAAGTTATTTACGTTCATTGACGGCTATAAAACAATTATGCTGTTTGGAGCCGTATTTACCGAACGTGATGCTATATCATTGAAGGCCGAATATCATGAAGAGGCGCATTGTAATCAGTATCATACAATGTTTTGTTTTGGTATGTTTATATCGTTGCTTACAATAGGATTATGTCTCTTATTTGGTAATGTAGGATGGTGGATGCTGTGGCTGTCTCTTATTCCGATATTTTTATACTATGCATGGTATTTGATTGAGTACCTGATTAGGTTGTGCATATATCGCGATCATGATAAGGCATATCATAACATCGTATTTGAAAGAGAGGCTTTCGACTTAGAAAAGTATTGGAATAAGCATGATGTTTTGAGGAAGGAGTCGGAAGGTTTTAGTTTTATCGGTTATTATCGGAAGGAGTATTATTATGAGTAGGAGAAGATATTTTGAGGAACAAAGATCTGGTGGTGGAGCTATTTATCATTATGTGGAAACAGAAATCGATCCTGGAGATGCAATCAGGTTATTTTATTTAATGAATAAAATCGAATCCGATACAATTAGCCAGGATAAGGTAAATAGTGTGTTGAATCAACTTAGAGAAGGTACAGCTTTTAATATTCATACTCAGAGTCCAGTTTCTTTTTCGTTACCAAAAAGTAGTGCTGGCCATGAACCGATGTCAATACGGATTTATTTTGACCCATATCCTGCTCCAAGTGAACAACAGAGTATTATATACAAGTTTCAGATAAATGACCAGAGGTACGTTTTTATGTTTTCTAATAGATACGATGGAATGAGAGATCTTGTTAATAATGCAGATGAAGATGTTGATTGTATTACTTCTGCAAAAGAGAGTAGTATATATCACAATGATTCTTTCTATATATTTGTGTGACATGAGGCGAAGATTTGAAAATAAAGACAGGGAGCTTGAAGATTTTATCATAAGGTTTTATCCGGCAGGAAATTACACATGGGTAGTGCCTAAAGGATGCACGGAAGTAGATGTCTTTTTGGTTGGTGGTGGCGGGGGAGGATCGGATGTTTTTGGTGGAGGTGGCGGCTATACAAAAACCTTCAAAAAAGACACAACAGGATGGCGTGATGGAGATGCGATCTCTGTGACTCCAAGCCAAATTATTCCCATTATAGTGGGAAAGGGAGGAAAGGCAGGTGCTGCCAGTCTTGATTCACCAAATGTAGATGCGGGAGACGGTGGTCATTCACAATTTATGAATTCTGCTTATCGTGCAGAAGGAGGCCAGGGCGGTAAATGGAAGTCTTTAAAAGGAGGTGATGGCGGATCTGGTGGGGGGGCGTCGGGAAAGGCTGGATCTGACGGTAGCGATGGAACTTCAAATGCGGGATATACTATTGGGAAAGGGCAAGGTCATACGACACGCGATTTTGGAGAACCCACTGGGAAACGTAACGCCGGTGGTGGAGGCAGTAATCAAGGAGGTTATCCACAAGGGGGAGTTTCTGACTATACAGAGGGGAAAGGAGGGGATTCTGTCGGAAATGGAGTTTGGGCTTATGGAGGTGGTGGATATGGCGGCGGAGCAGGAGGAGCGGGAAATACCTGGCAAAGCGGTTATCAATCTCCTGGAGGCGATGGCACTGTGTTAATTAGGGGTAAAAGATATAAATTATAAGTAGATGTTATGAGGCGAAGATTTGAAAATGTTAATATGGTGATGGGTAATTGTTTTTCTCCTGTAATGGAAGGGAGTCAATTTAAATGGAATAATATTGTAGTTAATAGTCCAGTATATATAACTCCAATAAGAAGAAAGAAATTCAAGATAAGTTTTGGAGAATTTGATTTATCCAAAGTTTTGTCTAATGTATCATCTAATCGTGATATTATAATAAGAGATAAGTCTTCATATACATTTCTATTGTTACTTCTGTCTGCTGATCATTCTAAATTAAGTTTGTTTAATAATCATCTAACAGTTAATACCCAGGATTTACCAAGATATATTTTTTACATTGATTCCGAACATGAGGAACTGTATTCATACAAAGACGGGGTTTTAGAAAGTAATGTGACGATAATGGATCCAGTTGATGATTATTTCTATAATTATGTTGATATTCAAATAAGAAATTTTAGTGATAATCCTATCCCTGATTTTTATGTAGGGGTTGTAGATAATATTGGAGATTAAAAAAGTTTATGGTATGAGAAGAAGATTTGATATTGGTTCACCCCCCCCATAAAATTATAAAGTAGTCGGTGATTCCTGTGAATCAATTCGTAGGATAATCGATAGAGGGTTATTGTTTAACCCGGTAAGGATTACGAATGTATTTTGCTAAAAAGTACATTTTAAAACTTATAAAGAAATGTAATAAGTTTTATTGAATTTAATATTTTTCATAACATCCAAGTGTTTATGTGAGTACATTTAGCATTGTTGAATCATAAAACAATATAGGGCAAATCGGTGTAACTCGACTCTATATATTCATATACTTGTGTTATACTGTATTCTTCTCTACTTAGTTCTTGCATATATGCATAACGGTGATCTGGAGAACCTCCATTTTTTGTTAGAATGAGTAAGTAGAAGAATATATCATCAACGCTGAATTTTAATTTCATGTTAAAATCAAGTTGATTATTATTATTTATGTTGACATATACAATGTTGTTATTATATCCAAATAGGGCATTTACGTTTTTTTTGGGTTGGTCAAGGGTTGTACATTGGTATGTTGCATTAGCTTGCTGGGCAAAATAAGTAGCAAGACTTGCGCTACTGGACATATCTTCTCTATTGCATATTTTAAAAAGTGATACATTGTTTAATATGCTTGATCTATTGAAATCATATGTTCCAACAAAAGTTGGGATAAGACAATTTGCTGACATAATATTGCTAAATCTTCTTCTCATATTGTATGATGATGTATTTTTTTCGAAAGATAGTTATTTTCGCTGATACCTTAAAGAATGCATGATTAATTCTCTTTTGCTATCTTTGTGACAAACAGTTATTAAAATGGCAGCAGAAGATAACAGAAACATAGCGATACCTCAAACAGGTATGAACCGTGATCTGCATCCGTCAAGCCTTACGGAGCAGCATTATACGTTTGCCTTGAATGCCAACATAGAATCCGAAGATGGTAATGTTGGCATGAGATCAAATGAACATAGTAATCTTAAGTGTATAGATTTTGATGGGTTTAAAGTTATTGGATACAAGAATGATCTTACATCTGGTAATATCTATTTTTTTATAACTAATCCAGAGACGGGCGTATCTAAAATAACTTATTTCAAGCCTGAATCTGATACAAGTATCCTGTCTGATTCCGATATAGAATCTATGGTATCAGGATCAGAATCATTATGTTCGGGCATGAAGACCTTGTTGGAAGACAATGAGCAGGATCCGTGTCTTAAATTCTCTATCTACCATCCTATAAAAACTATAGAGATAAAGACAGAGAAATGTGGAAAATGCATTTATTGGACTGACGATTACAATCCTCCCAGGTATGTTATTGTAGACAAGGCTCTGACTCCGGATGATGAAGGAGATATTTGGTATCATTATCATGGGTATAAGATATGCGATAAAGAATATGATAGGGATAAATTCATGCAGGAGAATGGATGTTTTCTGGCTTGTGAGAAACTTAGGGTGTTTCCGCTACTGGACCAGCCATGCGTGGAGCCGGTACAGATAGAGTACGGGGGCAGCCTACGCGCCGGCGTGTATCAGTTTGCTGTGGCCTTGTGTGATGAATTTGGCAACGAGAAAACTAACTATACTTCATTGACTAATCCTGTACATGTATTTGATGAACAATATATTAGAATCAATGATGGAAAATGGGGAGAAAGGACTAATCTTGGTATAAGACTTAAGGTGTCTAACTTAGATAGGCAGGTCAGTCATTACAAGGTAGCCGTTATTCAGAATACGGTAGGATACAACGGGGAAACGCAGCCGGTAGTTGATTATTTTATAGAAGGTATTCATCCTATTACAGAGAAGACCATATACTATTATTCTGATCTTAATAACAAAAGAACGACATTTGAACACATTTCTTTAAAAAGAGCCATATATAATACATCAAGAGGAATAGTGTCAGTCGGAAACCGTCTTCTTCAATATGGTCTTACGGCAGAAAAAGAATGGAATTTGCAGCCTGTAGTTTCTCTTATGGGGCATTTTCTAAAATGGCAGGCATCGGTAGCCCACGAAGATCTATATAAAGATGGTAACGCTTGTTCGCTGTATGTAGGGTATATGAGAAATGAAGTGTATCCGTTTTCTATCTCGTTTAAGACATCCACCGGATATAAAACTCCAGCATTTGTTCTTATTCCACCTCCTTCTGATAAGGCAAGAGAAGAAATGAACAAAGACAGTATCCCATACCAGTCTATAAATGCATATGCTCCGGATTGTTCAGGAGTGGAAAGAAAATATGTATGGCAGTATAGCAATACGGCAGGAGATGGGATATTAATTGACGATGCGGTTGTTATAGATGAAGAACAAAAAGAATGTAATAATCCTGCTACCGTAGGTCAAACTGTTATAGTGGAAAGCAATTTCGCTACTTTTAAAGGGAAATCAAGATTTATCATCGATTATGATGATATTGTAGGAACCCCTATAAATTATTTGTCTGAAAATATAGGTCTTGTAGCTTGTAATAATAAGGAGAATGGAAACAATGAAAGACAGATATGCGATATAACTACCAAATACAGAGAAGACGGAACACAGGATTATATGGAACCAATTGATCATATTGGGTTGCCAGAAATGGAAGGAGACTGCGAAGTTCCCCATCGTCAAGAATCTATATTGTCTGCTCCAGTTCCTTTAATAACTGGTATTGTAGAGGACTATATATATAAAGAATTAGAAGACATGGAGCACGTGTCTACCGACTATTTATATACAACCGGAGGTGAGAACCAGAATAAGTATTCTGTTCTATTCAATTACGATACAATGGATTCTTTGTCTGAATGGATGGATGAAGCATTTTTTGGTGACGACGCAGGTAAGATATCCGGCGATGGCGAACGGCATCTTTGTTCTGAGTTCTATCCGTATTTACAACCAGGGAGTATATTAAAAACAGTGTCAGATGCTATATACATTCTTGATACAATGCCTTGTACATGTGGTTGTTATATTGAAAATTATTGTTCTGATCCTACTGTTTCAAGGTCCGATTATAATAACTTTCAAAACAACAATTACATCCTTGGAGGATATATTTTACATATAGATGGGTGGAGTCAAGAGATAAATGGAAAAGGTAATTGGAGGGCTGGCAGATCAACGAGTACGGTAATAAATGATCAATACCGGTCAAAGAACGGACCGAAATATTGCATTGAACAGTTCTGGCCTGATGCGTCCAATAAGCTCCAGAATATGATATACAAAAATTCGGACACCGGAATACCTGAAACCGATTGGGAATTTGAGGGATATGTAAATAATGCCACATTCGAAAATCCTACTGGAGATAAACTTAATATAGGATTTGCTTCTGAGTTTGTAGTTCGTAAGTTCGTGAGGAATGTAATGACCAATGCCAGGTTTATTAGAATCAATAGACCGGAGGAATGGGATATAGAAGGATATAAGGAAGAAAATAAGGTCCTTTATCTTGAAGCCCTTGGGAAGATAGATGGTATAATGGATGCTGTGTCTACCAATTACGTTCGTGTTTCTTTTTGGAAGGATATAGAGACATGGAATCCACTTGGCACAATACCGGTAGATTTCGATAGGCCTGAACATGCTTCAGGACATTCGGTTATTATTAATATAGCAAGACCTGCATGGGGAACTATAGATGATAAATTCTTTAAAGAAACGATAAAGCAAGATTATTTTTATGTAACAATAGAATCGCCGGTTGTAGCTGTTCCTTGGATAATGACATTCAGGCAAATACAATTCTGTGAATATAAGAATAAGGATACTCCAGACGAGGAGGAGGAACCAAGCAAGAAGCCGTCTCGTGCTATTTTAGGCGTTTCTTTTGCTACAGGTAAAACTATATATCCGTATATTTTTGGTATAAGAGAAAAGGAGGTAAATAAGATTGATTTGTCTGTGGATTCTATAACACTTAGATCAACTGTCTTATTTGCATCAAAATGTCAGACATGTGGAGATAGGCCCATTAATTGCAAGCCTCGTCCTTATAAATACGGGGATTTTGCATATTGGGAATCATCTGAGAAATATCCTGCTAATTTTGAACTTTATGATAGTAGTAGGATGAAAATAGACACAGGCAGATCTTATGGTGATCCAAAAAAATCAGAAGCTTATTCTAATATTATGGATAAGTTAACAGAATATTATGGTGCTCCTTTGTCAGACAAAAATGGATTATCTTATTTCAAGGGTCATTCTTATGGAGGGGTAGATACTTCTACCGTATTTTGCCAGCAACCTATACGTCATTACCGGTTTCCAGATAATAAGCATATACCATTCATGAACAGTGATGAACGTGGATATGACATAGCTTCTGAAATATATCCGGTAGGTATTATGGTAGATGAGAACACCATACAAGTGTTTTTGGATTTTGCAGTGGATTCTGGTTTGATTACGCAACAACAAAGAAATACGATTGTAGGATATGAACTGTATCGTGGAGATAGGAGACTAAATAGGTCGGTTGTGGCTTCAGGATTAGCCTATGATATGCTTAGATACATAGGAGACGATGGTAATGTGAATATCTATCCTAATTACCCATATAATGACCTGTCACAAGATCAATATAATTATACGTCTGGCAAAAGAGACGAGTTTATATCCCATCCTTTCGACAAAGGAGGAAACGTGTGGTATTCATTCTGTTCACCTGATATTTATTTCAACAAGCCAGAACTTCCAAATGAAGTATGTATAGACGGGTTTCAAAGAGGAATGTCTGTGGGCAGTTTCGTACCTGTAGAAGATCATCCAAAATGGACTATCTTAGGTCCTGCCGCATACACGATGGCTGCGTCGCTTGCCGCAGTTGAATCAAGTGCCACAATAGCAGCTATGATAGCAGAAGAGCTTCAGATAAGGGCGCAGTCTGGATACATAGGAGGGTCGGCCGGTCTTACCGGAGGAGGATTCCTGACTAATTTAAGTGTGGCCATGCTGTTTTCTTCAATGGTGTCAACCATCAGTCAGACTCTTGCTAAAGGCCCGATATTGTATGGTAAGTACCGTTATGATTGGCTTAATACGTTTATAAACAATGGACCAAGACGTAATCATGCATGGTATTATACTTCTGTGGGATTATATAATTCAATGATAGGCATAACAGATCAGGATAAGTATGAACGAAATTTTGCCCGTGGTTTATCTTCTGTTAAGTACATTAAGTCTGGCGTATATCCGATGATGGATGCCAGTATGTCTTCTAAATGGGGAACCGGTAGAAATGATAATGAGGGACGTTTCTTATTCGTTAATAATATAGATCGTGAATCTTCGTTATTTTTATCATTTGGTGATCCAGGTGAAAAAGGAGATGGTAAATCGAAATATTTATTGGAATATCCGAACTATGTTTACAATTACGACAGTAGCCGCATAGATGATTCGGTTATTGCTGGAAGTGATGTTGTAGCAGGAAGAACATTCGAGCAATCCAAAACAGTATCGTACATCTGTTCTCCGTATATGAGACTTATGCGATATAGGCCGGATCAATATGGACAGATAGAAGATATAAAATGGATTTCCATAGGTGGATGTGGCTTTTTCACTAATGAAAAGAAACTGATGTTCGGTGGCGATACGGTAATAACAAGATTCTCATTAAAAAGAAAATTCCCTGTTTTTTATAATAGCGCTTTTGGTATTGGAGACATGATACCATTCCCATACATGGATTACAGAAATGTAGGGTATCCAAGATATTTTGTTAATTATGATACTGGAGAAGACGCTCTTGAGACAATAGATAACGAACGTTTCAATAGCTGGACATCATCTAATAAAGGAAGATACGCTTTTTATCCAAACAGGAAGAGCTTATACGAATTAAATGGTGACACATCCGGCAGGTACGTTAATGGAAGATTTTATACATGGTTCTATGGCATTCCTCAGTTCCTTGTAGAGTCTGAAATAAATTGTAATTTCAGATTAGAGGGCCCTCAGCCTCATGAATTATTCTATCCAAAAGTAGGAGATTTTGTTTGGTGGACACAAGAAAAGAACGTATCTATCCATAGGGATAATGATTACAAGATAAGTCCTATCTATTCGTCGAGGATGACACTAACACCAAATGTATTGCCGGCAACGTACGAACGACGTTTTTATGACTGTGCTTACCAACGTCCTAATGGTGTTATATGGAGTAGGGCTGATGTATCTGAAAACAGTCAAACAGATCCGTGGCTGACGTACAAGCCTATGGACTATCATGAGTTCCCAACCAGCAACGGGAAGCTTATTCACATGAAGCGTATTGAATCCGATCAGATTCTTGTTAGATTCGAGGATCAGGTTTCGCTCCATAACGCCATAGACGTAATCAAGGAGCGCACCTCCCCAGGGCAGGCCGAGATGGGCACCGGCGGTCTGTTCGCGTCCCGGCCTCTGGAGTACAACACGACCGACCTTGGCTATTCTGGAACCCAGAGTACTGAAATAATTAGTTCAGAATTTGGTCACTTCTGGGTGGATACTAAAAGAGCACAGGTGTTTATGACCGATCCAAATGGACGCAATCTTAAGGAACTTAGTGTAGGTATCAGACATTGGCTTAAGCGTCATCTTCCGTTTAAGATCCTTAGATACGGAATAACTAATATCTTAACTGGTACGGAGATGACAGAAGAAGATACGGATAATAAATTTATTGGTCTTGGTCTGTCTCTTGGATGGGATAACAGGTATAAGAGAATACTTATCACGAAAAAAGATTATATACCTGTTAAGAACCCGGCATATTATAAATATGATGGTGGTAGGTTTTTGTACAATGATACAGAGATATCATTAAAGGATGAGCGATATTTCAAGGATGTGTCATTCACTATCGGATATTCTTGTTTGAAGCAAGAATGGATTTCTTATTATTCGTTTTGTCCCGATTATTATATAGAACAGCAACAATATTTCCAGACAGGAATAAACTTCCCGGCATTAGACGAGGAAGGTGGCTTATGGAGTCATTTGTTGACGAATAAGAGCTTCCAGACATTCTACGGAACAACATACCCATTTATATTAGAAGTGCCGATAAAAGAGAAATATAATGGCTCTACGTTGGCTTCTGTAGAATACGAACTTGATGCAAGGAAATACGTCGATGATGTGAATTACACTCTTGACAGGAAAGTAGGTTTGGATACGATAACTATCTATAACGACACAAACAACTCAGGTGAAATTCATCTTGTCCCAGAAGAAAAGAATAATTTAGCACAACGTATATCGTATCCGAAGATCGTAGGCGACCATACCGAGGTCCTGGATACTGAGGTATATAGAAGACATAAGTTAAATGACTTCTTCAACAGGGTTGACGATGACCGATCGGAGACCCCTATTTGGATCAAGGACGATAACGATATAAATAAGTCAGTTAATTCTGATGCTCTTAATTTCAGACGGTCATGGCTTGACAGGTTAAGAGGAAGTTGGATGCTGATGAGGATAAAGAAAGTAATTAGCAACCGGAAAATCATATTCCAGTGGTTGATTTCTGAAGATAAGATTAGGAATAGATAAATTACAATATTTAATAAGTTGAAAATAAGTAGTTTTTATTTTGTGATTTAATAATAGTTGAATATATTTGTAGCGCCTATCGATCCATCGCGGACAGATAGGCGCTTATTTATTAACAATAAAACGATGTAAAATTATGAAAAGTAACGTATTATTACAATCAGAAAGCAGAGAATTGTTAGGTAGAAACATTTCTGTTATGTCAAAAGATGGTTTTGTGTGCATAACAGAGGTTATGGATGTATTGTCACAGAAAAGAGCGGCTATGGGGTTGGAGCCTAAAAGACTCGACCATTTAATGTCTACGTCGTCTTTTCAAGAGAAAATGAATGCATTAATTAAAGAATTGAATATCAATGAATTGACTTGTACTGTACGATATCGTACACTCAAAGATAATTCATTGAATATAAACAAATTAACTGATTTGAAGAAATACGGAATGGCATACAGGAGAGGAAAAGGGAAAGATCAAAAATGGTTTGTTAATCCGTATTTTTTCGTTATGATAGCCTTAGAGTTAGATCCTGAAATATATGCTAAGGTTATATTATGGCTTACCGATAATTTTATAGAAAATAGAAATATAGCTGGTGAAGCTTACATTAAGATGTGCAAATCTGTTTCCTCTTTAATAAAAAACAAAAGCGAATTATCTGATAAGATAAAAATAGTAGCCAAAGCCATAAATTTTATTGTTTTTAATAAACATGAAGATGGGATTAGAAATTTTGCAACGAAGAATGAGTTAAATGAAATAATATCAATAGAGAATGCAGTTGGAGCTATAATCGATGGAGGGTTTGTTCATTCATTCGAGGAATTAAGAATGTATTTAGGTAAAGAGTGGAAAAAGAGATGGGGTAATCCAATTATGGCTCTAAAATAATTTCGCTTCAATTGTAGTTTTCATTGTAACAATTTTAATAGCGTAGCCGAGGAAGTACGTGAGTATATCTTCGGCTTTTTTTGTTTATCTTTGCTGGAAAACAGATTATTATGAAACAGGTATCGTATAAAAATGATATATACCCATACAACATAAGGGTATTGCTTGGAGCAGATGAAGAGTATATAGTAAAGACATTTGCCAACTTAGAAGTAGAAGATCAGAGCTGGGATGGATGGACTGATGATTATGGTGGCAGAACTATTTTTGTAGGAAACCGAACCAATCACAGGAAAGAAATATGTTTCTTGTTTCATTCGCTGTCTGACATGGATGTAAAAACCATAGGACATGAATGCCTTCACGGTCTTTCTATTTATTGTAAGTATCTTAATATGGATTACAGTTTTGAAGCCGGAGGAGATGAGCATGCCGCTTTCCTGATGGGATGGTTAGTTGATAAGGTTTGTGATGCTTACCATAAGTTTAAGAAGGAGGAGGAAAAAGATGACAAAGAAGAATAAATCAGATTGGAAGCCCTCAGAAAATATCCTAAAATATTTGAAATCGTGGGAAAAGTTCGAGCCTGAATTATATGACGACAAGAAGGGAAATATAACAATCGGGTACGGATTTCATCTTCCTCATCTTCTTAAAAAATACAAGAATGGTATAACAGTAGAAGAGGCCGATAAGGAATTTGAAGGTGTAGTTAATACGTTTGTTCCGGAATTTATACGAAGAACTCCTAATTTCAAAAATCTAAACAATAATCAGCGAGATGCTTTGTTTAGTTTGTTTTACAACACAGGAGGATCAGAGTATTCTAAAAGCCCAATGCTTTTCAAATACCTTAAAGAAGGTGATTATGATAAGGCAGTGAAAGAAATAAACCACAATGAAAACGAGAAAGGTATGGGCGGTCAGAAGAAGCGCCGTGCCTTCGAGCGCCGGGTGTTCTCTACGCCAACAGACCAGCCTTGGACGGTAGACGACGACAGTAATTATGTCTTGGTTGAAGACAAGCCTGTAGAGGACGAATCTATAGAAAAAGATACTAATGATTCAAAGTATGAAGACGCTCGCCATGTGGAAGCTAAATATGGTTATACAGGTTATGTAGGTAGAGGATATGACGGAAATAAGGTCAGGGTATCTGATTCGAATATGAAATCAGTTGGTATCTCCAATAACGCTGATCCTAATAAGTGGTATGAATCCGTTAATCCAATATTAGACACTGATCCTATTAGTTTAATGGTCGATTTTATTCCTACTGTGAAACGAATGTTGGATCCTAACAGGGAGAGATCAGGGGAAGATACAGCCACAGATTTTGAAGAGAAAATGTGGAAGGCTTACACGGATGGAGATATAAGTAGATTACCGGCAAGCAAGTATCGTTTTGATGACGATGATGATGATGCTCAGTATGTAGGATTGCCTCAAGAACAAGCTATTTTGATACAATCTTTATTAGATAAAGAGTATATGAACAACATGCTTGACAAAGCATATAAGGATGCTGATGAAAAAAGTAAACGAAAAATAAGAGATTACAAGAAGGTCCTTAATAAACTAAATAAAAATATATTTGAAAATCCAGGAAAATGGATTTTAGTAAATGAAGGTGTAAGTCCGTTTAGAGAAGAAGTATATGGTGACAATTTTGAAAAAGTAAACGAAGCTTCAGGATTAGGTGCGTTGAAGAATTTCAGCGTAAGATGGGATCCGGATGCTGGTATGTTGGATGTGAAGGATGATTATGATTTTAGCCGAAAGAAGATAGCAGAAGACATCATACCGGAAAGGGATGTCCCTCTTAGAATAAGGGAACGTATCAAATACGATCCTAAGAAAGGTAGTGTGCTTCGAAATAATGACAAGGCTTTACCTAAAAGGTTTGTAAGGAAATACGAAGAAGGTGGCGTAGTTGGCAAGCAGCGTGAAGCATATGAATACTTTACTAATAAGCGTGGCATGTCCAAGATACAGGCGCTCGCCATCATAGGTAACCTCATGGCTGAATCCGGCCTTAAAGATGACATATACGGAGACAACAGAACATCATACGGCATACAGCAATGGCATAATGAGCGCATGGATAAGTTGTTCAAGCACGCCAAAAAGAAAGGTCATTCTACACCAACATTCAAAGACCAACTTGAGTTCTTGGCTGACGAATACGAAGGGAAAACCGGATATTCTAATTTCTTATACACAAGAAAAGGAAAAGAAGGACCAGGGTATTACAACTACAGCCGGCAGGATTTTATGAACGCCGATAACCTTAAGGATGCTGTAGTAGCTTGGAACCAAGGAGCAGGACGTCCTCATAAGAGTGTTATAAGAAATGATGACCGTTATGACTATGCTATGGAAGTTGCTAAAAATCTTGGTTTGGAAATTGAAGAAAATTCCGTATCTTTGTATGGTCAAATGGGATTCGGAGATGATGGAGAAATAGCAGCATCGGTAACACTTCCAGAGGTAGAAGTGGCAGCCGCCCTCCCTTACCCGGAAGCCCAGTCCCAGGAGAGACAGTCCGAGGAAGAGAGATTCCGTACATGGACTGAAACGTATGGTAAAGACATCGTAAATCATTTACTGACGTTAGACGGGAAAAAGGATGGTGATGACAGTGATTACAGCATGATGTATAGACAGCATGAAAAAGAAAGCGAAGAGGATAAGAAAATGGCTTTGATTAATGCCGTGCTTCCCAATATTCAGCTTCGCATTAAAGGCGTCACTGATAATTAGAACAATTATTTTATTTCTCATATTAATAAAGCGAAGCCGGATTTGAGACTCGTTATGCGGATACCGAAGGTTGAAGAACGATATCGAAATAATCCGGCTTTTTTGTGCGATTTCGTGAGGGATGGAACTATCATCGCCTTGGTTGGACGGAACAGACCTACGTACTTTCACTGTCCTGACAGGCATGGGCGCCCGTCTCGCCTACTCCCTGCCTAATTCTCCACTGGCTACCTAATATAACTATTAACGTCACTCCATCACCTATCTCCCTTCAGTCGATAGGTTCAGTCGTTTTTAAATATTATAAGTTCTTTCGCATCGTTCCCTTCGGTCACGATACTCAATCTTTTAACACAATTAGGCGAACAATACAATGACGGAAAAAGTAATTTGTCAATCCGTTCACTCACTTAACTCCCTTCGGTCGTTAAGTTCATTCACTGTAAACAATTATATGAATAAATGGTAAAGTATATAAAATAATATAAATGATATAATGGGTAAGATCATTGAAAATGGTCTTAATATTAAGGAAAACGGAGACTATTCATAGGCGTAGTTTTAATTCAAGATTTGTTGTCCCACCTCTGAAGGTCAGGCGGTTACGTTCAGAACCGTTTTCCCGTCTCTTATCCAAACCGTCATAAAACAAAAAACCTTGTATCCTATTTCTCTCAAACCGGATACAAGGCCGTGCATTTTCTTATTTGAACATATGATGAAAAATCATATCTTTGCACTAAAAAAAACCATTAATATGGACACAAAGTTAAAAGAAATAATAGATCCTCACAAGTTACACGACAAGCTCTTTAAGAAAGAGCAAGTCTCTCCGATAGAAGTTATCTACAATAGTTTCAGTAATTTAGGGTACAATGTGGTACGCCGCCCAGCTGGTCAATGTTTAGGAAATTTGAGATATTTTAACCTGTTTTACGATAAGAATACTCATCATTTTTATCAGAAGGATAAGAAGTTGAGATATTGTAGTAATTTTCTGATATCCGATTATTGGAAAGATAGGGTGAGGTGTTTTATAGTTTGGAATTTTGGTTTTGGGAGATTCTTCCCGTACAATGACTTCATAGAGGCTATGGTCTATGACTATCTCCGATATGGGAGGAAGTCAGTTCCTTATCTTAAGAGTGTGCAAGAAGCTGAAGAAAAGTGTGTAAGGTTCTACATTAGATCTCAAATAGATATGCTTCGTAAGGAAGGATATGCTGCATACCGGGCTAAGTTCAAGGAAGAATGTCCTCAGTATTTTATCGGAGACGATAGGACGGTGTTCAGATGTCTTGACAGCTCTTTAAAAAGAGAAGAGAAGATTGCCGCATGCGTAGCTCACAAAAGAGCTTTAAAAGAGGTGGTTATAACTTCTTTTATTAACCATCTCAAGAAACATCCTACCACTTTATATTCGTGGTTTTCATCAGAGGTAGATAGCGAAGGAAAGAATAGGCTCTGTCTATCTGAAAAGGCTGTTTCGTATTTGAATAAGAGACTGGTTCGCAATGGGTTAAAGTCTCTTTCTGCATCATATCTTTTTAGAACGTTTAGAAAAATGGTGAAGATCTTGTTCGGTTCCAATGTCAGGTCGTTTTTGAATAGCTGTCTGATGTCTGTTTCAACAGAAGAGGTTTTAACCAAATCTATGAAGAAAATAGTTTCCAAGACAGTGCTGTTTTTGTACAAGAGAGCGCTTAAGGACTATCGCTGGGCATGCGGTCTTAAGTACGACCCTGATTCGGGTGGTTTGTCTGCCGTACATGATTGATTTTTAAACGTATCCCATAACGTTGGATTTTCTCGTTCGTTTCTCTTATCTTTGTGAAAAAAGATAGTATGAGATTACGAATCATAAAAAATCGTCCGGTATTCGCTCCTGGTGGCAGTGTTCAGGATGTTACACAACAGGCTGATACGACATCTAATCCATATATTGATATGGACATGTCTAATGTTCCTGGTATGAGTGAGATAAATTCGGAAATAGATACGATGGAGGCAGGATTTGACAATATTATAGGTCCTGACTATTCTACTATAAAAATGCAAGAACCTTCTATTCCGACTATGAATGTAAGTAATAACAATACGTTCGATCCTAAGTCTATGCCTAAAGGAACTATTGTTAGTGTTGATAAAGAAGAAAATCAATCAAATGAAAAGCGATCACAAGATGGGAATCCTCTGGATCCTATGACTGCTCCTTATTATTCTCCTGATCTTGGTGGTCGAGCTCAAATGTTCGGTACAAGCCTTGGCCGTATAAGAGCCGGTAATAAGGTCGGTGCTAATGTAGCACAGGCTGCTTTTTCTGGATTGAGTCTTGGCATGGGTCTTGCTCGTAATATCATGGGAGCTTCATCTGCTGCGTATGCAGCCAGCAGAGACGAGCAGGCAGCGAGGGAAAAACTTGCCAAGGAGCGTCGTCAGCAATTCATCAAGTGGGAACGTGAAGGTGGTGGTGTGAATTTAGGTAACGGTCAGAAGATGGATACGTCTGATATGACCGGCGAATATATTTATCCTCTTCCCAAGTCTATGGAAGATGCTGCGAATGTAGAGATAGAGAAAGGCGAGTACGTGCTGACTCCTGACTCCGTAGGGCCTATGGAAGCCAAAGGAAACAGACATGAAAATGGTGGCACTCCGGTTGATTTGCCAGAGGCTTATATTGTTTCCGATTATCGTAAGATAGATGACGAGTTTGCCTCTTACGTTAGAGAAAATTATGGTATTAAGGCAACGTCAAAAGATACGTATGCTACACTCCTTGATCGATATAAGAAGAAGATTGGTTTGTCTGATAAGTACGAAGATCAGGAGCGTGTATATAAGAGATTAGAGAAAAATGAAGATGTAAAAGACAAAAACACATCTAATCTTAATGCTTCTATTCTTTCCAAGTACGTCAATGAAAACCAGAAAGAGATAGACGAGCTTGAAGCACAATTTCGTTCTTTCGCTGAAATCGTTTATGGCAAACAGGAAGAATCTAAGCGTAACGAGAAGATGGATGCTTTTTTCAGGGATGGCGGGGTTGTTGATCTGAATCAGGTAAAGAAACAAGCTAAGGCTTTTAATATTGCAGAATCAGATGCTAAGAACTGGATATATGACGAGTATGTTAAGCAAACCAGAAAAATGGCTGAAGGTGGACCTACTCAGAAGGAGCTGGAGGAACTTAGAAAGAATGCTATCGGCTACAATAAGCTTATCAATCAGTTATTTGGACGAACTCTTAATATGACTGTATCTGATGTTAGTGGTCGTGAGCAGATTCTTAATCCTGATTCCAGTGTCAATGCCAACCAGAATCTCCAACATAGAAGCAATTTAGGATACGGCAGGGTAAATGATAAGGCGGTGTCTAATTTGCTCGACATAAACCGATGGGCTAACAAGTACAATACGGATGGTGATTTTGATACAGAAGGTTTCCAGAAAGGATACAACAGGCAATTAAATGCATTGTGGGCGTTAGCTGATGTAGGCGCTATTACGAATGCTGATGCAGCCAAGAAATTCAGAGATGAATACGGATTCTGGGGCCAGGACGCCGGAAGCTACGGAAGGAATCAGGCTTATAATTCATTTGCCGTAGATGATAAGTTTGGTCAGACAACAGCTACTCGTTCTTATTATGGGTTGGACGTTGTTTCGGCAGAGCAAAAAAGATTGTTAAACGAAAAAGGGATAAAGAATTATGTTGACTTATTTGGTGATAAATCTGATGCCGCTAAGAAGATTCTGGGCTCCGATTATAATAAGTTTGTTGCTTTAAGAGATAGTGGGTTAATGCCGGAAATAGACTTCGTTCTTGAGTCTGTTAAACCAGAAATGAAGCCTATTGAGGCCGGTCCCATAGCACCAGGCCTTACACCGCCTAAGATTGGATCTCCTGGAAGGGTAGAGGTAAAACCGAAAGCAAGTACGCCTACGACTGCAACCGACACCGATACAGAGGAGGTGGTTGAAGACAACGGACCTAAAGGGCAGGGCAGACCGGCGGCGTTCGGTCCTATCTTCCCGGAGATGCTGAGAACGCTCGATACAGGCTTGGAGATAGAAGGTCTGGAAAGACATCAGGCTCCGAGAATAGACCCGGTTCTGCAATCTGCTGATCAGTATATCAACGAGCTCAATCGTGCGACATCGGCTCAGTTGGACGCAGTAGGTGACGTGCCCGACTCCCAGCGCTCCGCTATTTTGGCTAATATGAACGCCATAGCCGGAAGCAATATAGCCAAGTACATTAACGAAGTAAATTTCAATAACGCAAGGCAAATAAACGAAGCTGATAGATTCAATGAAATGGCTTATGTTCAGACAGACGATAAGAACATAGCGGAAAGGCAACGTTATGAATCTGGATTATTGAAGGCTATGGCTATAAGGGATGAAAATCTTGCTCGTTATTATGATAGCATAAACAGCGAAATACAGAATAAGTTCAATGTTCGTACATCGTTGAATACCATAGCTTCCATAGCTCCGAATATGAGAATGCTTCCAAGTGGCCAAATTATTTACGTTCAAGGTAATCAGGATGTGATGAATATGGGTGATTATTCTACACCTTACTTGAGAAGTTTAAATGAAGAAGATGACGAAAATAAAAGAAGAAGGAGGACCAAATAGTGGCTTCACAGTATAGTATTTTAAGGCAATATGCCCCGTATGTTAGTCCTTACAACATAGATCTTGTTAAGGACGTCATGATGTACAAACAGCAGAAGGTTGATGCTGCTCGTGAAAAGATCTATACCCAGGTAGATTATCTTATGGGTCAAGAGATAGATAAGCCTGAAGCCCGCGCTTATATGGAAGATAAGATGTCAGGTGTGATTGCTAACATCAATCAAAAATTCAAAGGCGTGGATCTTTCTTCTGATGGTGTTACGAGAGCTATACAAGGAGAGATCAGTTCGGTGTTAGATGATACGGTCATTAATGCTATTGCCGGTACAAAAGAAGGCAAGAGGGTTATGAAGGAAATAGAATCTATAAAACAGAATCATCCTGAACTTTATTCTCCTATTAATGAATGGCATGCTTTGGATCCTTATTACAAATGGAGGTCAGATGGTAAGGCGGGATCAAGGTTGGGAGGTCTTCATTATTCTCCTTATGTCGATTATACTAAGGAGATAAATAAGCTGGTTAGTGACTTTAGGAAAAACAACGAAGGCAAGAAGATTCAGACAACAGAATATGATGTTAAAGGTAATCCTACTGGTGGAATCATAGAAGTCAACGTAGATGAGCTTACTGATTCCCAGATAAGGAATTTTGTGTCTGCTAACTTATCTGAAAACATGAGGAATCAGATGAGAATAGAAGCATCATACATGGCAGCCACCAATCCAGTGTTCAGTAATCCGGATTTGGTTAGTCAATATATTGGGTCTTATGTCGAAAGATACGATAGGCACATAGGAGCATTGGAAGCAAAAAAGAAATCAGTAGGGGATAATAAGGATATTATTGATCGTATTGACAGCCAGATACAGGAAGCTAAAAATCAGAAAGCAGAAGCCAAGAGGGAGGCAGATATGATAATAGCTTCATCAGATCCGGTAGCGGCTGCTAATTTTGTTGTTACCAATAATCTTTTCGATAAGATGACTGATGCATGGAGATACGACAATACAAGTTTTGAAAGGAAGAAAGACGATCTTTATTTTGCAAGGTTGGCAGAGGATAGGGCTCAGCAAAAGTTTTTGACTGATAATGCCAAGTCTATGGTTGAAATATCATTGGCGAATGAGCAGCTTGCTCAGGCTAAGATTGAAACCGAATACATGCGTACTTACGGTTCCAAGATGGGCACTGAAAGCTCATCCGGAGGCACAAGAGGAGCAGGCGGTGTAGGAGTGCCGATGGCTCCTATGGACGGGCCTACGGCTATCAATTCTGGAACGGGTAAGATAGGATCTGTTAATTTGGCTAATATCCCTTATGAACAACTCACATCTTCTTCCACAGAGCGTAGAGCAAATTTATTGAAATTATATAATTCATTATCTCCTACAGACAGAAGCAATATCGTTGCAGCATCATACGAAGAAGAAAAAACTGACCCAGGATTGTATGCTAATATGACTCCTGAAGAACGGATATATTCTTATTTAAAAAATAATGGAGGTCAGAAAAACGGATATTTCGGACAAGGAAATAACAGATTGTCTGAAGCTTATGATGCTTTACTTCTTTCTGATTCTAAGGCAAATGGAGCTGCAAAGGCTATAAATAACATAACTGATTATCAAATAGATAATATAGTTACTAAAAAAAATAAGGATATTATCAGGAAAGTTCGTAATGCTAAGTTTATGAAAGGAAATTCTTTTATGAATCTTACCAATACAGATGATAAGGCTGGAGCCTTCCTGCTCGCCACAGCCATAACAACTGGTGTATCTGATGCCGTAGGGTTCAGAGAATACATGATGGATCCTTCAAGAGGAATAGATATTCTTAGTGCTATATCTCCGTCATTAGGAGCTAAGGCGAGTGCCGGCAAGTTGGGGAAAAACATATCTGATGCTATTACAAGCGAGGATAATGGTTCTTCTACTGGTACGTTGGCTCTTATTAATGGAATGAAGAAACTGAATGGCGATCCTGATTTTAATATATCTGATTATATGACCATAGATAAGGACGGTGATATAGATCTAAAAGATTATCAGGAAGGGGAGCCATTGACTATTACCCAGCTAAGATATGCTGAGAAAAATAGTAGGGTATCTGATATGATAGCGGGTCAGATGCAGGATGAGATAAAAATGTCTGTATCTCCTGATCAGATTTCTGATAAGTTATCTCAGTATCATTACCTTGATTCTTACAAAAGATACAATTGGAATGCCGATTCACCGGAAAAGTCTTTACAGAAGGCTCAGTTTAGAAGATTGTCTGGTTACATGGCAGGAAAGGTAAACAATCTGGATCCTACTGCTATTAATGCCATTAATATGGATGCCGAGATAGATAATGGCACCGTTAGAAGATTCTTGACTGCTCAAGTAGGTTCCGGTGAAAATTCTTATGTTACAGAAAGGGTTGAGATTACGAATGACGAGCTTCTTAAGGCGGGTATAGATCCTTCGGTCGAGGAGCGCAATTATCCGGTAGATGGCTACAAATCAAGTTTTGAAACCTGTGATTTTGTAGATACCGGAAAGAAGGAAGGTTATTCTTATGATAAGTATCTTATACGTAATGGCCTTCCTCGTTTGGCTTCTAAGGCTGATGTTAAGAATGATCTTTATGATATAGTAAAGGTTCATGGTTCTTACCTTAAGCCAGAAGAAATGAATGTTGTTAAAGCCCTTGTTGATAATTTTATTGACATGTCTGATAATATATCAGTTCAGTTGGAGGGAATGGACGATAGGGGTTCAAGAGAGGTAGCGGTCAATTTCTATGACAAAAGGACTAAAAATTCTAAAAATCCTGCATTGTTGTTCTCGGATTTTGTTCCTTTGGATCCAGGTAATGATGAGTATGCGGATTACTGGAATAGCATTCACCAGAAGTGTCCTCAGTACTTCTTTGTAAAATACGTGAAGGAGGCTGTTCAAGAACGTCTTGATCAGATGAGGGATCCGTATATGAGAGGAATAAATATCACGCCCAACATGAATGACAAGTTTAGTAAGTTGAACGATTTTTTGCAGAAAATTTATGGCTGACAATAATATAGATAGATATAATCCTGCTGCTAAAACCACTTACGAAGATGTGGCAAGGCAAAGGAAATTAGCCGAAGAAGAGAATTACACTCCGGCTACATTACCAGAGACGACAACGCCTCTGGTTCCTAATTATATGCCTGGTGAAGGTGTGTATGCCCAACCTAAATTTCCAGATTACGCATCAAGGATAGCTGCTGCCGAATACGAAGAGCCGTATATAGCCAAGGAGATAAGCAACAGCTACTCGGAGGCACTGGCTCGTAACAGCTACAGGGGGGCTACACCTGCCCCGCCGCCCCTTAATCCCTATGGACCGAAGGTAAGTATCCGTGAAAGTCATCAGATGGGTAATGATGGGGTATGGCGTACAAAATATCCCAACTATATTCCGGGTATAAATAATGAGGATTATTATGCCAGGAGACAGAGCGGATGGAGTAAGTTTTGGAATGGTGTAGGCAAATTCGCTTTAAAGTCCGCATTGTACGGCGCACAAGGAGTTGTGTCACTGCCTGACAAACTTATCAATATGGCATCTGAGGGAAGTTACAAAGCTGCGTTAAATACTAACATGGATAAGTTTGTAGGTGATCTTGACCAGCAAATAGACATGCTTCTTCCTCATTATTACAAGAAAGAGGTAGAAGATTATAATTTCGGCCAGAAGCTTTTTAATGATACCGGTAATTTCTTATGGAATGATGTCCTTGGTAATGGTATGTCTTTTACCGTAGGAGCTATGATATCAGCGTACATGACCGGAGGACTTGGAGTTGGATCATTGGGCAATATAGGTGCTAAATTAGGAGGAAGAATCGGAGCTAAGTTGGCAGCAAGGCAAGCTGCCAATAGGGGCATAGGAAGCCTTAAAAGCGTGTTTAACGACTATGTAAGAAAAGGAGTTGCCACCGGAAGAAATGTAGGGGAGGCGGCTAAGACCATGACGTTGCTGGCTACCAGTGCCGGATTCGAGTCATCGGTTGAAGCAAATTCTTTTATGAAGCAATCCGAGTCTGATTTCAAGGATTATTATCGTAAGATTTATGGTCGTGATCCCAATGCAGAGGAAATGGCTGTTTTTCGTAATTCTAATGCTGATGTAGGTAGTGCTATATTTGCCGCCAATATGGGTATAGTAGGATTATCCAACTGGCTTCTTTTTGGTAAGTATATAGGGTTAGGAGGCAAGGCTATACCTGGTTTGGAAAAGAAGCTCAACAAGCATTTATTTGGATTAGGGACGGAAGTTGCGAAGCCGGGAGAGATGGCTATTAAAATAACCAATCCCAATATAGGACAGAAGATAGCAGGCAATGTTTTCAATATCATGAAAAGACCGGTATCTGAAGGCTTATGGGAAGAAGGATCTCAAGGTGCTGTTCAGAATACGGCTGAGGAATATGTTAAGTCAAGATATGATAATGTCGCCATGAACGGAGCCGTTGATGTTCTTGATGCTATTTCTGAAGGATTTAAAAAGCAATATACGTCTAAAGAAGGATGGACTGAAATAGGAATCGGTGCTATTATCGGTTCTTTGTTTGGTATGAGAGAAGGCTTCTTTGGGGTGAAAGAGTATAGTAATAGTCAGATCTTGCTGGAAAGGCAAGTGAATGAATATAACAAAGCATCTTCTAATCTTAACACGGCGGCTTTGAATACGTTGAAAAAGTCAATGAGTTTAGGGCCTCAAGTTCGTTCCGATGCTCAGTCTATGACCGGCAAGGAGCTTGATGATGCAATGTTTGAAAAGATGTCGATTGACAACCAAATGGGAACCTTAGAGGATTCGGCTGAAAATTTCAGGCAGATGGTTGATATGATGCCTATTTCGGAAATAGCCGAAGCCAACGGAATGTCTTTGGAAGAGGCAAAGAAATACAAGGATTCTATTATTGATAATTATAATAATCGTCTTTCGGATTTCAGATCTGCCCAGAGTTTTGCCGAAGATCTTATAGGTGATGACTCTAAGATTGAATTTAGAAAATACGTGGCTCGTAATGCCTTCCTTGGTCTTCAATCAGAATCAAGAATGAAAGACATAGCTTCTGTCATAGAAACGCTTTCAGGACAGCCTCGCGTGGCAGATGCGCTAAGTACGTTCTCCCGGCTGTCGGACAGAGCAAGGGAGCGGGCGATGGCTATCCGTGGCATACGGTCAAGGATAGAAGAACTTGAATCCGAAATAGAAGATCTTGCTACCCGCCCTCGTAACGTAGAAGGGAAAGATCCACAAGCTGAATCCATACAACGAAAAACCAAAGAATTGGAAAGCCTTAGAACCAATTATAATAATTCGTTGTATGAGTTATCAACGTTAATAGGAAAAGAGTTTTCGATAGAAGAGCTGGTAAGTAAAACCGAATCTGTTTTATCTTCTCCTCTTTCTCCCATAAGTTCACAAGATGTGATAGAAGCCTATGATACGCTTGTGGCTTTTGATGATTATTTTAATGTAAAATCAAGACAGGAAAAGAAGTTTACAGCCAAAGACAAAGCCATGAGATCCTTGGTAAATGAATACCGAAGGAGTTTGGTGGACTATAGGAATATGAATAACTTCTTGTCTAAGATGCTTGATAAAAGATTCTTAGCTGAGGAAAACAGGGGATTTTCAAAAGCGCTGTCTTCTCTATGGTCTACTCCTTATAAAGGGGATGACAAGGTTCCTGATTTTGCAGAGCCTAATAAAGTTGGTGAATATGACACTGATGAGATAGTAGATCAAGCTGTGTCAGAAGGTAAGATTTCGGAAGACGAAGCTTGGACTATCAAGGCTTTTATGCATGCTCTTGATAAAGTAAGGGAAGATAGGATGAAGGAAGCAGAAGACGATATAAAAGAGTCACCGCTTACGGAGTCTGTATCGGATGAAGATTATGAGGCTGCTATGGACAATCCTATTATGGTTCCGGCCGTAAGGCAGTCTATAATTGATAAACTATATACAGGTAATGCCGATCTTCTTACTGCGAGAGAAAAAGATGTGTATGATAAATATAAACAAGATTTTGATGATTATGTATCGTCTTTGGGTGACAGTCCTGTTAATCTCATAAAATCATTATCTGAAAGGGCTGATAGGCTTACAAGTCCAAGATCTGTGTATGAGGAAAACAAGACCGTTATTGATATGGCTAAATCAAATTTGGAACCAGATCAAAGGCAGGAACTTGATGATGCTATTTCTTCGTATGTGGATATAATGAACAGACGGGACAAAGGGGAGAAAGTTGACGAAGATAAGCTTGCCGATTCGGTATTTACCATAGAAGATCTTGGCCAGGTTGGAAACATCACAGATCTTCTTCCTTATATCGAACAAAACAGGATTATTGATAAAGGTCGTATCTCTGAATCTACGTTGAGTAATTTTGGGGAGGATGATACCAATATAGATTCTCTTGTAAATGAGTTAGATGAATCCGATAATACGCCTGGAGCTAACATAGATAGTGCCCAAAATCCAGAGACGTTGATGGTTAGAAGAATATCCAACGATGGCAACGAAAGGTATGAAATTGCGGGTCTTAGAGCCGATAAATTTATATCTTCTATAAAATCATTGGTTCCTATTCAAATAAGCTCTGAAACGAACGCTAATGGTACTAAAAGGTATTCTCTTAACATAGGTGGAGAAACGGCTACTATAATTGAACTGCCTTATCATGCGAGATGGTCTATAGACAAAGAATCGGCTCGTGTTCTTAACCGTTACACAGATGTGTCTATTCAGGACGTGGGTAATTCCTATTCTTTGGTTTATAAGCGTCTTGATTCAGATGAGTTGGTTCCGTACAGAACAGGTGTCGGATTCGGAGAGAATGAGGTAGATAAAATAGATCAGGAAGCATTATCTTCTTTGAAAAAAGGAGATAAGGTTAATCTCGAAATAGATGTAAATGATACTTATAATCAGTCTCTTTTTGCCGAATACAATGATGCTGTTCAGTCCGGCGATAAAAAAAGAATAGAATCTGCTGAGAATAAACTGGTGTCCAATATGGTTATCAAGGTCATGAGTGGGAACAGATTCGTTTCTGTTGTAAAAGCTGATACAGGAGGCATAGATGGTATAAGTAAAATAAGAAGAACGGCTTTTAACAAGTGGAAGAAGGACGCCGGCCGGTCGGCTACCATCGGCGTCGGCACGCATGTTGTTGCCCAGACCCTTCCCGGAAGACCGGTGTTTAACATGAAGGTGAACGGTCAAGGATATGGCCAGGTAGAAAATCTCCCCATTACCGAAAAAGGTGCTGAAAAAGTATCTGATGTCGGATATGTATTAAATGGTAAAGTCGTGCTTAAGAACGGATCTAAATACACAGGCTTCCCATTTGCTTATTCTATATTAAATGACAAGGGGAATAATTACAAAAATGTAAGAGTTCCGGTAGTTGTCATCAAAGGTAAAAACGGTCTTAACTATCTTTTCCCGGTTAGCCTACGTTCTGTAGAATCAGAGGAAGGGCAGAAATGGATGTCTTTTATAGATATGTTGCTTGAATCTGGTGATTCTGAATTGCTACAGATAGGTCAAGATGACATACAAGATCTCAATGCGTATCTAACCAAGTTAGGCCTTGATCCGGCTTCATATCAGGTATCGTATTTGAATCCTATTTCAGGGCTTAGGAAAGCTCGTGAGGCTATAGAAAAATTATCTATGGTTCCTGATGTTGTTAAGTGGGTAGAAGATGGAAGTAGGAGTGTGAAAGATATTGTGACGTCTGAAGTAGAATCTGGAATAGATTTCGAAGGTGAGATGTTTGTTGCTCCTAAGATCAGGATTCAGTTTGGTAAATCATCTTCCAGACCCAAATCACTTATAGAGGATGAACTTCCTTTCTCCGATGAGGGTAAGACCGTTACTTCCAAGGAAGATGTGGATATTTACGAAGAGGAAATGCCAGAGGAAGACCCTGTCCGGGGGACTCGGCCGGCGCCACCAGCTCAGCCGGCTCCTGCGGCACAAGCTGCGCAGTCTTTATCTGGCAAGAAGCGTACCTCCAGGAAAAACTTCTCTCTTATGTTAAACGAAATAGAATCTCATATAGAAAAAGAAGGATTGCCGCCTTATGCTAATATTTTTGATTTTATAGCAAGGAAGATTGTAGGAGGCGATTTGAGGTTTCTTCGTGAGAGAGGTAATCCAAAAAGTCTTAAGGAGGAAATGGGATTAGAACCTAAAGGAACAGTAGGTGATAAAATATCCACTCCTTCTAAAAAGGGAGGTAAGACCTTAGAAGAATATGTTTCTTGGCTTCGTTCTCAAACGGATCAGGTAGTAGCGGATTATGTTGGTCCAAGATCTGACGAACAAATTATATCAGAGTTGAAAAACTTTTTGAAATATATTAATTTTGTTCCAAGCAAGGCTTTGAATTATTCTCTTAGAGTCAATGGCATGGATACCCTAAAAGAATATGGCACAAAAGAGGAAGTAGAAAAAATGGAATCTGACATCAATAGTTTGGTTTCTGAAGTTTTGCCTACGGTAGATAATCAAACTGTAGAAGATGTTTCTACTGCAATAGAATCAAATAACTTGCCTGCCATATGGGAGCCTATGGAAAGTCTTGATATGACAAACGAGGAAAAAATAGAGTTTTTGAATAACGTAGCAGATTTCCTTAGTGGCATTCCAGAGTATGATGCTGTTGTGGAGTCTATAGAGTCAGAATCGGATAATATTTTAAATGATGGAAAAGAAGGAAGTGCAGAAGGCGGTGCAGTACGCACTGAGGAAGATGGCGATAAAAAGGGAGATGGAGAAAGCAAAGGACAATCCAGAACAAATGTCGAAGTTAAAGGAAATGTCGAATTACCTGGATCTAAAGAAGGAAGAGTAGATAACTATAAGAAGAACGGAGATAAGTTCTCTGATATTGCCGAAGTTACTTTATGGTTGCTTAGAAGGGCTGCCGGCATAACCTCTATCCCGGAAGGAGAAGAGGTTTATGTAGAGGGGGATGAAGTTAATAGCATTATGACCGATATGGAATCAAGGTACGGGATAGACACCATCAACCACTCGCATACGACTAAGGCTATAAGGGATCTTAACGGCGTATCAGGTTATAAAGTAGAATACGGCTTAACCTTTTTAACATACGATCCTTTTATTAGGATATCCAATCCAAGGAAAGAATCTAAGACTGCAAAAAACGAACCTCGTATATCCGAAGAGCCGCTTACTCACATATCAAGGGTAACAACCCCTTATTTCCTGTACGGCGGTGATGAAGCATATACATCTGTTCCGGCTAAGGTAGAACCTATACCAGAGAAGATAATGGGTCGTAATGGCATTAAATTTGGTATGAGCGTAGTCGAGCTGACCAAATTAGGGTACAAAAAAGCTGGTGGAAACTGGATATACAAATTCTACATGAACTCAGGTGTTTATGATTTGTATAATATCAGTACCGGCGAAGCGTTTAGAGCAAAACCGGATCTTGGAGTTAAGATAAGTTCCAGCGCATTCATCCGTTCTTTATCTCAATCTGGTAGAAAAATACAAAATATGATGAGTAACATGAGCCAGGAAGAGATAGATAGAAATAAGAATCTTGTAGAAGGTTCTGATAATTCAGATTCGATAAATGAGTTAAATAAGGAGTGTTGAGTATGAGAAGGAGATTTTTTAATGCTGCGGATAATTTTGTGGGAGGATGTTATAATAAGTTATCTAATGAAGATATAAAAAGGCTTGGAGGAAAAAGACCTTATGTATGTCAGTTTAATAAAATTCATATACATATAGGGCCTGTATTAAAAGATTATGATTCCGAAGAAAGTTATATAATGTTTAATAGTGATTGGAATCATGGTGGTTATGAATCTATGGTTTATCATCATAGCAATAATGGCATTTTTATATTAGGTGAAAACAAAATTGGTAATATAGAAGATCATATACAGGATCTAACATATTGGTACGAATATGATCCAAACATTAATGAAAATTATTGTTATTGTTATTATGAAGCTGATAACAGCGGAAATGCTATTAAGTTGAGCCGTGAGTTTGGTGATGTTTGCACTGTTTTTAATATTCCCAGTTTGAAAGTTACTACTCTTCGTGATGGCGGTTTGAGTTTCCCAGAGATTTATATAGAAGGAGTTTGGGATTCGTCATTGTATAAGTCGGTTTTATAATTAACTTTGCAAAAAAGTTAATTATTATGGGTGTCAAATGTCAGATAGAAAAAAAGGAAAATGAAATAAAACGGGTTAAGGCTCCTAACGGGGAGTCTTCCGTTCTTTACGAAAGTGCTTTAAAGGTATTAGGAAACAGTGAGCGGGCTCTTCAGGTATGGGCTAAGGCTTACACTCCTGGTTTTTTGTCGTATTACGGTCATTGGAATAACCCGGCTCCAGGGGAGATGTTTAATACCGATTCCAATGGTGAACCTCTTTTAGAAGACGTGCTGTCGTATATGAAGCGTCAAACTTATTTTGCCGATCCTTTAACGGCTCAGGACATTAAGGATGTAAGGGATTTCCTTTTGTCTACTCATTATTTTTTCAATGCGTCTTCATTGTCTAATGCTATCCTCTTCGATTTTTATGTAGATGGCAGTTTGATACTGAATGAGCAGAAATTAAGGAGATCCGGTTTGTATGATGAAACAGAGATAAGTCGTATCTTATCCGATCCTTCTGTTTTAAATGAGGTTTCGACTTCCATGAGAAAGTTAATAGATTGTTCTATTAACGAACATGATAGGGAAAAGGATAATTATTTTATGTCTGTTGACTATCAGTATGGTCCTATTGTTTACAAGGAGGGAGTGTTTAACCAATTTGGTAAAAAAGTGCCATATAATCCTTCTGAGCTTTATTATGCTATGCGTAAAACAGTAGCCGGCATAAAAAACTTTTCTGAATTTTCATCTGCTTTTGAATCGTTGAGAAACTCATATCCTGAACTGGTTGAGAAATTCGTTTCTGATAAAGAATTTGCCGAATCTATGTTTGATGAGTTTTCATCTACGAATAAGATTCCGGTAATAAACATAGAAGGGGATGATATGGTAGAAGGCAAGAGAAGATCTTTGTCTAAGCTACAAGATCTTTCTTATTACAATTCCGGCAAAATAGAGTTCCTAAGAGCTCGTATATCAGCTTATTTACATAGGGTTAATGCCGACACCGAATCCGATTTAAGAAGCATGATATGGGATATAGAAGAGGCTTGTACGTGGTTTGGCATAGATATAATAGGGACATCGGAAACTTATGATGGCACAGAAGAATCTTTGAATAAGATAGATAATTTGATGCTGGATCTTGATATTTATGTGGCCAGGCACAATGATGTAAATTATGCTCCTACGCTGGCATCTTCTATAGACGATGTTCTTGGTGATAGCACAGATTATTATTTTGGATTATTACCGGAGTATATGGATAATTTGAATATCGTTTATTCTGAATCCGATATAGACCCAGTAGAGGCATTTGAGAAACATTCATTGCTTAAGGTAGGAGATAATCTATATCAAAGGATCAGCAAGGATGATCTTAACGAGATGTATCAAATATCAACAGTGTTAGCCAAGCACGACCTAACTTACTTTCATGCTAAAATATATCCTGAATCTTGTTTTAAGAACGGCGTTTTGGATAAAGAGAAAGTACGGAACGTAGATGATAATACGCTCATGGATTCCATTAAAAAATACGTCAGATCGTTCATGGATTCTCAAAACACAGAGGACATGGTAATGACCAGGATGGCGTTTGGGCACCCGGCGGTACTTGACATTTCTTACGCGGATATGGATCGGGAGTATAGTCGATACATGAACAAAAAACAAGATAGCGAAAACCCATTATCCTTATCCGATTTATACCAATCTTACCTTGACAACAAACTCCATAAAACAAAATTATATGATAATGCCTATAAGTATCTTGACTTCAAACCTGGTCCATCTTTGGGTCTTATTTCTGATGATCCTGATATTTTGAAATCAATAGAATTATCTTTATCTGGAAAAGACAGGTTGATGTTGTTTGATTATAGCATGACCAGCACCGATCCTTCTTTATCAAAATTGTTTTATTTGGATAGGTATGACCCTTCGTATGCCGATAATGATTTTGAACATTATTTTTACACCAGGCACCCGTATCTGTTAAAAGAAAAATCGGGTCCTAATATCGTAGAGCAAGATGGTGTTATAACAGCCGAAGGTATTTATGATAATTTTATAAGAGTAGGTAATAAGATATGGTCTAAAGTAAGCGAAAGTAGTTCCGGCTCTATCTACCAAAATCTGACAGGAACCGAATCGGAGGTGAAATACGATTCTACTCAGAAGGTTAAGACGGTAGAAACCGATTACGCTCCATACCAAAACAGATCTGGCCTGACGCAAGATATGATCGTAAGCAAGTCTGAATTGGATGATCTTAATAAATTGGAATGCAGGTAATTTTTGTGTACATATATATAGTTTTTTCATAGTTATAATTTGGGAAGTGAGGCTTGTGAAAGTCTCATTTTTCTCATATATGTACGTATATCAATAACATACAAGAAAAGTTAGATTTTCATTGTTTATGAATTATTTTTATTAAGTTTGCAATATTAGTTTCAGGAAGGGATTATGGAAATAAGGAAAAAGTAAGAACCGAACGTAACTAATAACAGTAGGAAATGAGAATCAGTACCATCAAACGTAACAACAGCATTCATCTTATGTATAAAAACATTATGAATGATTTAGGTCAATTAAGAACTGTAGTTTCAAAATCCTATATTTATAATCTGATACAAAATCAAACCGGATTAAGTATCAGAACTATATCCCATGTCTTGAATCACACAAAAGAACAGGATACAGATTCTTTGTGAAAAGCATACATTTTCATACATTTGTGTGTTCTTTAGTTTTTAGATTTAAGTTTTTCATGGTATTAGTTTAGATTAGTGTAGATCAGGGTTCGCAGTGATGCGGGCCCTGGTTTGATTTAAAAAGTATTAAAATATTTGCTATTTAAAATCCTGTTCCTATCTTTGCTCCAGAAACAATGAACAACGAGATCCCACCTCTGGTTGTTTGATGTTGAAAGATATTTTTGGCTCATTAGGGTTTGTCATAGTGGGATCTGACATTCTCTTTTGGGCCTATTTTTTTTATTATGTGTAATAGTATTATTTTAAAATTAGAAGATATATCTTCTATCAAGAGGTATTTTGAGTTTATCTTGTCTCAAACAGAAAAAGGCGAAAAGTTTCCCATTAAACTTGATGATGTTTTCGCTCTTGTGTATAGTAGAAAGGATAAGGCTGTTAGAGCACTTATAGATAGCGATCAATTCATGCAAGATATTGATTATAAGGTTTTCCCCCTAAATGGGGAAAACTCAAATGGTGGTAGACCCTCTATGGTCTACATGTTGTCTGTATCATGCTTAGAATATTTTATAGCCAGAAAAGTTAGATCAGTTTTTGAGGTTTATAGAAGTGTATTTCATGGATGTGTTTATAATGAAAAAAGAAAATTAATACCTGATTTCTCCAATCCGGCAGAGGCAGCAAGAGCATGGGCCGATCAGTATGAAGCTGCTCAGAGAGCTATAGCTGAAAAATCTCAGGCAGAGGCAGAGAAGCAACAAGCCTTGAAAACAATAGAAGAGCATAAGCCCGATGTAGAATTTGCCGAGTCTTTTAGGAAAGTAGACCATAACAATATGTGGCTAATTCGTGATATTGCAAAGAAGTTAGAGCAAAATGGTGTTATTATTGCTGAAAAGAATCTTCGCTCATTCCTTGAAGAGGCTAAATTCATGTTTAGGAACGGTCTTGGCAAATGGGAGCTATATAGCAATGTTGTAGCTAAAGGGTATGGAGTGTATAGGTCTTATTTCATAGATAAGTATTCTGGTGATAGAATCAATCAACAAACCATATACATGACAGGCTCAGGATACGAAGTGACCTTAAATGGTATAAAAGGAAAACTCAAAAAATGTGTTTCTAAAATATGGCAAGTTTGCTTAAGTTTATTTACAGGTAGTGTTTTAAAAGAATAAAAAAAACACTACCTTTTTTTGTTTCTGTCTTTTCTGAAAATACTTCTCTTCTATAGGAAATAAACACACCCATATTCCACCCTGCAATCATGATCTTTGTTACGTGCTTCATGCACGTATGTTTAACAATTAAATACTATAAAATTATGGGTGGTGATAAAATCGTCCTTTTAGATGGAGCCGGGGCTAACGGTGGTGGTGCAGCCACTAACGGTCTTCTTTCAATGATTCCCGGCATGTTTGCTAATTTGATAGGTGGTAATAAAATGGATCCGAATCTGGTGGCGGCTTTGATGAACGGTCGTAACAACCAGGACGGTTTCGGTGGGGCTAACGGTTGGTGGCTCTGGATAATTGTTTTGTTCTGGCTGTGGGGTGGACGCGGCTTCGGTAACGGTTTTGGAAATGGTGGTGATTGTTGCGCCAATGGTTTGCCGGCTCAGTTGAATAACGATTATGGTCGTGAGCTTCTGATGCAGGCAATTCAAGGTAATCGCAGTGCCATAGATCAGATCGCTTCTGCTTTGAACTGTTCTACTACTCAACTTCAGAACGCTATCTGCAACGTACAGGGTGCTATTGATAAAGTAGCTGGTCAGGTAGGTATGACTTCTCAGGCTGTTATCAACGCAGTTCAACAACAAGGTTGTGAAATCGGAAATCAAATCAGCTCTTGCTGCTGCAATCTGAGTTCGTTGATCAATCAAAGCACTTGCCAGACTCAGGGAATGATTACTCAGCAAGGTTTTGATAACCAGCTTCGCACGTTGGAACAAACCAATATCTTGCAGAACGGTCTCAACCAAGGTCTGGCTAACAATCGTGAGCAAGCTACAAGCCAATTCAATATCTTGTCTGCGAAACTTGACGCTCAAACCGTTATGATCAACGACAAATTCTGTCAGTTGGAAATGAGGGAGATGCAGAACACTATTGCTCAACTTCGTGAAGAAAAAGCGGCTTTGACAGCTTCGGCATTATCTCAGCAACAGACCCAGAATATCGTTGGTCAATTACGTCCTTGTCCGGTTCCTGCTTATCCCTCTTGTTCTCCTTATCAGTCCTATACTTGGGGACAGGTATTCGGAGGAGGTTGCTGCAATAACGGATGTGGATGTAACAACGGATGTTGCAATAACAACGCTGCTGTCTGATTTTATTAAGAGAGGAGGCTAATATGGCTTGTGTTTCTAAAATAGGATCGTTGTATGAGATGGTTACGAAGAATGTTATTGTCAGTACGACAAATACAATCTTCGGTATTAACCCACGGGCTTGGATCGCCCTTCCGTGTGAGGGTCTTATCCTTCTTAAGATAAGGCAAGTAGTCCCCACAGCCGGAAGTGCTCTACCGGTACAGATTGCGGTCCCGGCAAACAGCACAGTTTCAACAGTAGGAGCCGACACCTGTTGCCCGGTTACGGGAGTGAATGTCGTGAACCCTATTAACGTAGCTGTCACGGGTGATGCTATGGTAAATGGCACAGAACGCCTTCTGTACTTCAATAAAGTTCGTGGCGTGTTAAGATTAATGGATTGCTGTGTTCCAGTAGCGGCAGCCCAGGCGTCTGAAACTAAGGTAAGCAAATGATTTTTAGTAGGGTGATAAACCTGGTCATAGGGACTATCACCCTATTTTTCTAACAGATAAATATTTCGGTCATGTTTTCAGATTTAAAGAAAGGGTTTCAGGTACATACCCTTGATACTAATACAGTACCTAAATACGAATTGGGAAGAGTGGTAGCCGTATCGGAACCAAGATACCTTCCTCCGCAGCCTGGACAATACCAGACCATGCAGACGCGCGTGGTGGATCTTACAGTGGAGCTTACAGGAGAAACCAAGACCTATACAGTTCCCGAATCCCAGAATGTGGCTAAAGCAATGGGAATAACATTGTCTACAAGCATAGATCCTATTATGAATGAATTGAATGCTATAAAAAACACCAGTCAGGAAATAATAGATAGCGTAGATACTCATCGTGCAAAGATCGAAGCTTGTGAATCCATATTGGAAGAAGTTAACCCAGCATTTAAACAGACAAGAGAGCAAGATCGTAAAATAGCTGGTATAGAAAATAAGGTCAATGATCTTACTGATTCATTTGAAGATTTAAAGAAGTTGATTGTAGAACGTTTGAAATAAGTATAATATGATAGTATATGATTTAAATTCAGGACAAAGAGAATATCCTGGATATGACGAGATAGAAGATAGACGAGGCAGAGGTCGTAGTCGTCGTTCTGATGGGACGTACATGGGTTACGGACATGGATTCCTTCCTCCTTATGACCATTATGGTATGCATGAAAAAATGAAAGAGATGGAAGAACGTGAAAACGAGTTGGAAGAAAGAGAAAGAAGACTCGAAGAACGCGAACGCCGTCATGAAATGGAGGACCGGGAATACCGGAGGATGGGTTACGAATCTTACCCGACCGATTATTATGGAGACGACAGATACTACGGTGATGGTCCCCAGATGCGTAGAGGTAGGGGAAGAGGTCGTGGTCGTTCTTATTGAGGAGCAGACGCAGAGGATCCAGCTTATCAGAAATATGTAGACACTTACGGCTACCATTTTTCTAATGCTCTTGCTGATGAGGCGGTAAAGAAGATGGTCAACGTCGATGGATCCAAGAGGATCTGGAAGCAGCCGGAAATAAAAGATATTTTTGAAAAGTGCGGAGCGAAGAAGCCGGATAAAGCGACATGGGGCGATGTCCAATATGTCTTTGCAATGTACTATTCGGATGGCTTCCCGAAGATCTTCAAATGTGAGAACGAGCTGGTGAAAGCTACGTTAATGTATTTGAATGATCCGGATGCCCCCGAAGGAGTAGCCTTTATAAGATGGCTTGCCGTGCAAGATTACCTCGGCGAAAAAATAAACTGGAAGGATCTGATCTGAGATCCAGGCCCAGGCCCTTCCGGTGGTGCGGGAGCCATAGTAAAAAATATGATTCCCGCATTCCCGTTTTTCCCGTTTGGAAAAAAGGAATAAAAAAAATGTTATACCGGTCGGCGGGCAATAGAATACCCGTGGCCGGTTTGTTTTACATAACTTTTTTTTGGACATGAATATAGCACACGAATCTAAATCAAATAAAACCCCATTGTATTTAATAGGAGAGTTGATTGGCGTACCGAATACGGTCATGGACTCAGCATTGCATGAACTGAAAGATAGAATAGACAAAGACCCTAAATATAAAGATGTTAAAAATTGGCTCGAGTCTTTACCCAAGATCTGAACCTATTTTTTCAATACCAGGCCCGATGCGATTTTAACGTATCGGGTTTTTATTTTAATTCATATTATTTTATTTTAAATCTAATCAATTCATGAATGTCGTACATTTGTTGAAAAACTATTCTATATGGAAAATAAGGAAGATTACGTTGGTTACGAAGATCAAGAACTGTGTAACCGGTATTACGAAGAGGCTGAAGCCATGAGACAAAAGCAGGACTGGCCTCGGCTTAGGGCTGTCGCTGCTCCGGCAAAGGGAACGCCATCGCCCGGCTGGGGTCAGCTTGGACGTGGAAACGATGTCCGTGTTAAGTACGTTAGCATCAATTCGGGATTGGGAGGAGACAGGTTATGACAGTAGAAGAATTGGCTAACAAAAGATACGGTGGTGAGTTTGTTTTCATGTTTGGTCATCTTGAAGGTAGAACAAGATTCGTTTTTGAATGCTTTGATCCCAGGCCTGATCACGAAGGTAAAAATACCTATATGGTTTCTTATTTTGAGAAGGAACTTCATAGAAGAGATGTGGTAGATGTACCGTATTATATGAATGTTTCAGCGAAATCATGAAAACACTACTTTTAAACGTACCTTCTTTCTCTGGTAAGATAGTTTCTCCTACCTGGATTAAAGCCGTAAGAGATTTCCAATCCAGATCGAAGGCAGAAAGAGACTCGTATTGTTCGATTTATGGATGCACAGGAGGGTGTAACTTGTGTGATGATATAAGTAAATATAGGATTTCAGAACAATTAAAATATTATAGATAATATGGTTAGAATCGCATATTTCGGAACCGATGGCTGCCCCGGTCATCACGTTATTCCAATACGAGGTAAATTCACAGAAGAGGATATTAAGGTAATAGAATCTGTAGATTGTGATGATTTCTATAAGGTGTTTGATGTCATGCGTTTTAAGATAGCTGAGTTTAAAGGATGGACGATATTGGGAATCCCGGCAAGCTTAGACGATTATAGACCTGGAAGCAAAACCGTTATCTTCATAGAGGGTGAAGCTAACGAAGCTGATTTTATAGAAGTCACACAAGAGTATTCTTTTCTTAAAAATAAGGTAAAGAAACTTGCCGAATTGTATCATGATGGAGAATGGCTTGCGACTGGTAAATTGAATCAAGATCCGCCTACTAACAAGGAGCGGTTTCAATTTACGTTAGACAAGGATGATATTATTAACATGATTAGGGGAGTCGATTTAGATCCTTATTCTGATGTGGCGAATGAAATGGAGAAAATCGGATTGGGATCATCATCTGATTCTTCATATGAGGGTCCCACATGGTCTTGGTTTGTTAACAAAGTAGAACTTTGGCAGAAGAATAATGTATGGGATAGTTTCTCCGCTGAGTTTTTGTGGGGTTTGTATTGTAGGATAAAGAAAGTATAGTAACAATTAATTTAAAACAAATCATGGAATTAAAAGATTTTAAAGATGTGGTTAGAGTAATGACAAAAGAAGAGTTCGAATCAACAATCGAAGAAGATATTAAATTCGTTGAGGGATTCAAGAATTTCTTAAAACATGATGATGCCACGAGGATAGTAGAGCATATCAAGTCTGTGTTAGAAGCATCAGTAGATTACTACTATCCTAATCATCCTGAAGTAGAATTTGAAAAAGATTTTAATATACAATACGATGTCAATAATATCTTGAACAAATACGGCCACACCGAAATGGGTATGTATAAAATACAGCTCTATATAGAGAATATTTTGGGTAGTATTCAAAACAAGAAGCCTGTAGACGTGGGAGAAGTCTCTGACGGATACCACACTTTCAATGAATTGTATCGGTATCGCATGTTGTATAACGCTGCCTTCTTTAATCTATTAGCCAGAAACGGACAGGTTGAAGTTTGCAAATCAAGGAGACACAGCGACGGAGAAAAATGCTTCGGTTCTGATGACTGGTTTATTGTGATGGCGATCCTGCCTACCGGTCAGGTATCTAATCACTATAAAAGCAAATACTGGGATTTGTTTGATGTTCCTGAAAGAGAAACCGCTTTCGAATATGATGGCCATACACCAAATGAAGCCGCCGACAGACTTGAAAAGTATCTCAAACTGCCTCGTCATGGCATGACATTCTAAAAGGCTTTAGAACAGCTTAAATTAGGTCGTAAGATAAAAAGAATCGATTGGGGTAAAAAGTATATCTGTATATCCGAAATAACATTAAAACAATATAATTTCATTATAAGGTTTTGATGTACCATAAATGGTCCGGATATTAGCCTAAGCCTTGAAACGAAGGCTACGTTATTTGAGAATAGATAGTTATCTACGGATGTTTACCCAAGTTCGTAGCTCTAAGGTAAGTGATTAAACAGTTCTGGTATTCAGGAACAGTGTTGCTTACGAAAACCTCTTATAACATTGGCGATGGGTACTAACAGGATGAAATATTCCTGACTTATGTTGAATAAACATTAAAAACGTTTGTAGATATGGTGTACGTACAAGACATAAATGGTAAACCTCTGATGCCAACAACGAGGCATGGCAAGGTTAGGAGACTGCTTAAAGAAAACAAGGCAGTCGTTGTAAACCTATGTCCGTTTACCATCAAATTAACGTACGTTACATCTGATTACAAACAAGAAATTGTGTTAGGCGTTGATGCTGGTACTAAACATGTTGGTTTATCAGCAACAACGAAAAGCAAAGAACTTTACAGTAGTGAAGTGATCCTTAGAAATGATATCGTAGATCTTTTGTCTACCAGAAGGGAGCTACGAAGAACAAGACGGAATAGATTGAGGTATAGAAAATCTCGTTTTGATAATAGAATAAAAAGTAGGCGTCCGGGATGGGTAGCACCTTCGGTGAAGTACAAAATAGACGCTCATATTCGTGTTATTGACAATGTATGTTCCATATTACCAATATTTCGTATTGTTATTGAAGTAGCTCAATTTGATACTCAAAAGATTAAGAATCCTGAAATATTAGGTAAAGAATACCAGGAAGGTGATCAACTTGAGTTTTGGAACACAAGAGAGTATGTTTTAGCAAGGGATGGGCATAAATGTCAGTATTGTAAAGGAAAGTCAAAAGATAAGATCCTTAATGTCCATCATCTTGAATCCCGAAAAACCGGAGGCGATTCCCCTTCTAATCTTATTACCTTATGTAAAACCTGTCATAAAGAATACCATAAAGGTAATATAGATTTAAAGATCAAACGGGGATCGTCGCTTCGCGACGCGGCCGTAATGGGGATCATGAAATGGAAGTTGTATGAAGAACTGAGATCCAGATACGACAGAGTTTCTATGACGTTTGGTTACATTACGAAACATAATCGGATTAAATATGGGATTGAAAAATCCCATACATCCGACGCGTTTGTCATTTCTAAGAATATTAATGCGAAACGAATCGAACGTCAATATTTAAAACGTTTAATTCGTAGACATAATAGACAAATACATAAAATGAAAATTTTAAAAGGGGGGAAGAAGAAAAACAATCAAGCTCCTTTTGAGGTTTTCGGTTTTAGGTTGTTTGATAAAGTGTTGTATAACAATAAAATATTCTTTGTTTATGGAAGGAGAAAATCAGGGAGTTTCAATATCAGGGATTTCAACGGAGAAAATTCAAAAGATGTTTCACGCAAAAAGTTTAAACTCATTAGAGGGAAGAGGCATCCGATTATATTAAAGTAAATGAACGGATTTAATAAATTTAATAGAAAAACGTATCATGTATAATAAAGAAATAGTAATATGCGCGGCTATCTGGGTGCAGGACGGCAAGAAGCGTCCTCATCAGCCCACCAATATACCATCCGGCGCCGTATTTTGTGGATTGAGACATTGTTCTATCATTTCTCAGTTTGCGGCATACGGTATAGCTCATAAAAACCGCAGTGTTCAAGGATTTTTGACAAGCAAGAACCGGTTTCTGACGAGAGAAGAAGCGTCTGAGCTTGTTAAGAACAATAATCAGGAGATGGTAGTAGATAGGAATGCTATTAGAGAACAATTGTATTCCGAAGATTTATATTAACTAAAAAACAAAACAACATGGGGTTTAAAATCAAAAAGTCAATCATTTATAATATGATGGACGACAGTCGGGTAGAGTACGAATTTGACAATACCAAGGATTTTGATTATATTACATTTAAGGGTGATGGCAAAGAGTCTTTTTCATTTAACGTAATCCTTGTTAAACAATTAATTGAAACATTTGAAATCATGTTGCAGGATATATATTCTGATAATTATAAGCTTAAGGTTTATGCTGGTAATTGCATAGCTCAATTGAACGTAAATCCAAAGGACTCAAGTGAATCCTTTTTTGACGTATATGATAAAGATGAAACGAAACTGATATATGGAATAGAGATCGGTATTCTGAAAGAAATGTTTGGCATATGATTACTAAACAAGATATACAAGCAGCAGCATCGTATATTTTCCGAAGCAGTTTTGTCTCGGAGGACCAGGCAAGGAAAGTAACGATAAGAGCCGGTAATAACGCTACCAAGAACCTTGTCAAGACCTTCAGAGGAAAGTTGTTCAAGAAGGCTTTTGAAAGAGCCCGTAGAGGAAAGGATATCAGTTTTTTTGAAAGACAGGAAAAAGAAAGTGGTTTTAATTTCCTTTACAATCTTAATAATGGTCGTATGCGAAGCGGTCATATTATAATAGACGGAATTGATCTGTTTAAACAAATAATCTATGAAGTTCAACATTAAAGGTAAAAAAGCTGATATTCGTTTAGGCAGAGGTCTGGCGAATCAGATTAAAATAAACAAAACCATTCCAACGTCTCATAAACCAAAAGAAGAACGTAGAATGATGTTTATTTGTGGTGATGATATTGCTTCTCTTATAAAGCGGTTTGAAAACGAATCAAAGTAAAAAAAGGTCGGACATGTATCTTGTCCGACTTTTTTTTTATATATTTGCGCTATGGCAAGAGGTTATTATTGGATACCACAAACAGATGAAACGTTAAATGGCATAAGCTATTACGTGGCTAAGGTAGTAGGAGATATCACATTTGATACCAAACGAAAAAGAATCGTATTTCAAGCTGATAGATATTTCCCTGTAGGATCTGTTTTCCATTTTACACACAATTGCTTCAATTATATCATAACTTGCCGACTTCGCAAGCCAGGGCTTTGGTTTGAAGCCAGGAGAGAAGATTCGGGCCCTATTTGCCCTGAAGATATTGAACGTTTTGAATCGGGAAGGTTTATTCATAGAAATGGGTACAAATACAATGCATAAGCGTAACTTGACGATTTGCGTCAGATTATAATTTTTTTTCATATTATTTTTAAGCCATCAGACTGAGAAGTTAGATGGCTTAATTTTTTATGATATGCTTGATTTTTGGCTACCTTTGTCTCATAACAAAAATGTTTTATCATGGTATCAACGTGTATTATTAAAAGAGATAATAAAAAGAAAGTTGTTTCTGTCTCTACCAGATCAGGGGACAGGTCTATGTTATTCGATAAGATAGCATCTATTCCTCTTATGGAAAATAGGGAACGGGCTACTACTGTTTTTAAAACCGTATTTTCTAATAAGTTCTTAAAGGCTTTTGGTGACTGGAGAAGGAATGTGCCTATCAACAAACAGGCTTACAATAAGGTAAAATCTAACATCGGCCTTATTCCAGAGACCTATAGAGAAAGGGTGCTGGATAAGGCTTCTAAGATGAGCAACCCTATTCTTGTGTCGAAATCAGATGCACCTTATGGGATTCAAGAATCAGGCTTTGGATTCTATAGCCAAGATCTGGGTGATAATATTATGTTGGTGGATGCTATGGTTCCGTCAAGTATCTCCGTGCCGGAAGAACCAGGAATAGACTCAGGGCAGTATCTACAAGATGCTATATCTTCGGACTTCACTCCCGTATCTATGGTACAGGATAATGATGTTAATTATATGGTTATAAAAGACGGTCTTAAGATATTTAGTCCAGAAGAGCTACCAGAAACAGATTCTAATCCTGTGGGTGTAACGTATCAGACTGGAGAACCTCGTTTGTTTTTTATGAATGATCGTAATCAATTATTTGAAGATTACGGAGAAGCTCTTCGCTCTGGCGGGAATGATATCAGAATAGGATTCTTATCTGGCACCGTTCAAGAATCTGCCTGGGATGGCGTGGCAGACATTACTTACAAGGCTGGAAAGTATGTCCTTAACAACCCCAAATCTTTTATACCTGTTATGACCGCCTCTGCTTCCACTTCTTTATCAACAAAAGGTGGGATAATAAACTACCTTATAAAGAAAGGTCTTTTGTCAGGATCCAAGATATTCGATCCGGAAACAAGAAGCTATTATCTTACAGGAGAAGGACATGCAGGACAAATTAGACTTTTCAATTCAGCCTTAGCTTATACCGAACTTCGTAATCATTTCGGTTCTGATGTTTCCATGAATGATCAAGGCATGATAACCATAAATTCATTGGATAATAGTAAGGTGACTATGAGACTCGCCACCGGAGGAACAGAAAGAGTTAGCAAGGAGCAGATAAAGAGCGATCTTAAGTCTGGAAGATACAATGAATTGGATGCTAAATACGATCACTTTGATGCGCTTGTAGTTTCATTTATATTAGAAGACAATGATCTTTATGCTGATACTAAAGCTAAGATAGTATCGGATTATAGCCAAGAGGAACGTAATCAACGAAATTCTATTGTTGAGATACTGAAAACGCTGGGCGTTAGTGTCGTTGGCATGACCGATTATATAGAGAAGTACCAAACTAAATACGGACACGAACCTTCTGCTAAAGCATTGGCGGATATTGCCAATAACGTAATAGCAGTCGGTGAAGATGCTACTTTGTCTGACTTAGTAGAAGAAACAGCCCACTTCCTTGTAGAGGCGTACAGAGATCAGAATGCTGTTGAATCTGTTTTGCAAGACGTAGAAGGCACTGAAGAATGGAATCAGTATGCAAATCAGTATTATAATACATACGGTAAGGTATATGAAGGAACTGAACTTGACAATGTAGTTAGGAAAGAAATTCTTGGAAAGATCCTTGCCAGGGAGATGCAGGACAGAACGGCGCCCATAGAGCCCACCTCCTTCCTGGGACGCGTCCGGCAGCTTCTCTCTGGAATCGTAAACTGGCTTAAATCAGCTTTATCTACCCAAAGACAAGATTTGAATAACGTTATTAAAAACATTCGTGATCTTGCTATTACCGACATAGATAAAGGATTTGATACTTCTCTTTTAAAGGATAATGATTTTACATTATACTCTCTTTCCTCTATGAACAAGAACAAGTTTCTTGAGTCTAAGATCCGGGCATTGAGAAAAACATTGAGAGACTTACGTCAGATAAGCTCTGATAGGGCTGTAACTACATCTATGACCCTTGCTCAACTTAAGACCATAGAAGATAAGATAAATAAGGTAGAGACCGAAATAGACAAAAATGAGATGGCGGCTGCCATGAATAGCATGATCTCCACAGCCGAAGCTCAGGTCAGATACTTAAGCAATGTAGTAAATACTATCCTTCATGGTGATACCAAAGACGGTAAACTTCATTTCAATACCAATGATCGAAAGAACGTAGATATTATCAACAATCAGGTTCTTCCGATCATGAACGATCTTCGAGGATATATCCGTAACAGAAGTACCGAATTTGACGAACGTGAAAAGCAAGATTATACAAATAGGATCAATACCGTCATTGCCGACATCAATGGTATTCAGTCTGATATTAAATCAGTACAAGATCTTGATGAAAGTACGTTGCTTGACAAGTTAATGAACGAACTTCATGTGCCGGCAGATAAGGTAAAGAAAGTAAAAGAGTTCTTTGATAAAGTCCAACACGATGTGTCCTGGATAAGTAGGTGGTTTGGTATATTAGAACATTCTTCCAGCCCGTTTAATAACGCTCTTGGAGCTATGATTGCCAAAGACAATTATAATGCGATGGTGAATGCCCAGCCAGCCATATCCGACTTCCTGGCATATGCGAAAAAACATGGTTTCAATAAATCTGAATTTGAAAAACTGCTTCAGAAAGTAGACGGCAAGACTTCTAATTATCTTCGTAGTGCTCTTGATATGGCTAAATACGATCGTAATAAGAAGCTGGCGCAGATGCGAGCGTTTGCAACTGCCATGAACATAGAGATATCAGAAGAAGAAATCAATGATGTGGTTGACAATAACCGTAATTATGTGTTTAAAAGAGAAGTAGTTGACAAGGACGGAAATACGGTTACTGAGAACGCTAAATTTAAACCTTCTTCTGATAGGGTTAATACCGACATCTTTACCATCGAGCAGGAAAGGATTTATACAGAACAGATGGAGAAGTGGGATGCTGAAAATTCAGAACTGGAATTTAGTGAAAGTTATGCCACAAGAATGGAATCCATATACAAAAAGGCTGAAGAAGAATTGGGGTATCCGGTTTCTCAAACAACTAAAGAATATCTTAATGCTCTTTCCCGGCAAAAACGGATATTGAGGCAACCTTTTATTGATAGCAATGGTAATTTTGATGAAGTTGCTTACTTCAAGAGCAGTAATTATGAAGAAGAAGGACTGCTTCGTAAACAACGTAAGGAAGCAGCTTCAGAATACATATATGTAGGAACCAGAAGAGTCGATAAAACCGGTGATCAACTCAAGATGGCTAAAGAAATACAAGCTATAAATGAAGTATGGAGAAAAGAATCAAATAATGTTACTAATGCCGTATCAGAATCATTTTTGGAAAGATTGAGAACGATTCAGCGTGAGTCTGGAGGGGAGGCTGCACTGAGAACGCTTATGTTAGGAGGACACCTGGCTTTTAATGATCAGTTTTGGAATGATATAGAGTCAGATCAGTCGGCACGCACCGAATCAAACAACAAGGCTTCGTATCTTAAAATGGCGCATGATATCATTAATTCTACGACAAGTGATAGAGATGCGACAGACGTAGAAGCTATTGTGAAAGATATAGAAAAAAACAGGGCTATCATCAAGGAAATAATTGGGAATAACCGCGATGTGGCTGACATCGGAGAAATCAATGAAGCGACATTTACCTCATCTGAAAGAGATGCTTTTAGGGCTGCATCTGAAGCTATTGAAACCGACTACGCTATTTTAATAGATTATGCTAAGATGGTGGGTCTTGAAGATATTGATAAATACCTTACTAAAAGCAGTAAGGCTGAAAACGAAGTCAATCAATCTTATTTAAATGCTCTTGCTGACTCCAAGGAAGTGGAATGGAAGTTTGTGCAACGTCATACTACGGCAAAGAAAGCAAAAAGGATTCAAGCCTTAAGGGATAAACTATTTAAGGCTGCTGATAACCGATATTTGTTTACTGTATCTGAAACCAACTACTTGTCAGAAAAGCTTGGAATAAGCAAAGAATTAGACGGTAGAGATTTTAGGAATGCTGTCAATACTAAGATGGCCAGCTTGTTTTTAAATAACACAAGAGAATCAGGTATAGAAGAGGCTAATGCTATTGTTAATGAATTTGCCAGAAGTCAAGTCTTTTCATATTACAAACGCATGGCTCCTACCGGATATGCGGCTATGCTTGGTAAAATAGGTCGAGGTGAGATAGACGTGGCACAGATGGTTAAAGACATACAGAACGGGACATCCACACAAGATTATGGTATGAATATATCGTACCTGTCTTTCGACCCTGCAAGAGCGTGGGTGGCTGAATCTGAAGCTGAAAATAGCGGTCGTAACCCAGATTATGTAAAAGATCATGGGTATGGTTATCGTATGCCCAAGAAGAGCCTGTATCGTGATGAATCGTATTTCAATGACTTCGGCATTAGATATGATGCTGATGGTAATGAGATTGCTACTAAAAACGTAGAGCAATGGAATATGATTCAAAAACTTAAGGAAATAAAAAGACAATCCCTTTCCTTATACAAAGAGCAGAGCCCCAATTTGTATGCTATTCCACAGATATCCAAACAAGATATAGAACGTATGGAGGGATTGGGTATCAACTTCAAAAATACGGTTCGTAATTTTGTATCAGATCTCTGTCTGGACAGAGTAGACGATTCTCTATACGGTAAAACCAGACAAGGGGAAGTATATGATCCAGAAGATAGGATTAGGTCTATACCTAAATACTACATATATGAATTAGAGAACCAAGATGACGTATCTTATGATTTTGGTTATTCTTATTCGATGCTTATGATGCAATCATCGTTATACAACGAAAAGCAGAAGTCTATAGAGCTTGCCCAAGGACTGGAGCAGATGTTACTGAATAAGCAATTTGAAGGCGGTAAGAAAGCTGAGGCAACTCAAGCATACCAGATGTTTAGAGACTTCTTTAATGACCATTATTATGGCATTAGGATGAACACCAAGAAACTTACGGTTAACATCGGTGGATACACGATAGATCTTACAAGAATTATGATGGCCGTTGAAAGGTTTATGTCGGTCATGAACTTAGCGCTGTCCCCGTTTGTGGCAGCTACCGGCGCTCTGACAGGTCATATTAACCTCATCATGGAATCTGCCGTAGGACAATATATAAGCAAAGATTCCCTTAAATATGCATCGGCTGAGTTTTCACGTCTTGCGCCATCTTGTATAGCAGAAACCGGAGACATAGATAGAAAAAGCAAATTATATGTCATAGGTGAGAGAATGGGGATATTCAATATCCGAAATCGTATGTATGGTGCCGGATATAATAGGGTGGCCCGGACCTTAATGCGTTCACCGATGTATGCTTTTATGGAAATCATGAACTACCCTCTTGATCCGCAGGTTATGATCGCTACTATGGATAACGTTCGTTATTACAAAGGTCGGTTCTACACGTTCCAGGATTTCAAGATGGAAAAAGAACGTGGTAAAGAACAGAGCACCATAAAAAGAGAATGGGATGCATTAAAAGATCGTACTTTATGGAGTATGGTAGATGTCGTAGACGGCAAGGTGGTTGTGAAACCAGGATCGGGTGTTACTGTTGAGGAGGTTGAGACTCAGATGGCTATAACCCGAAATCAGGTTCGTAGCCTGTCTCAGATATGTAACGGATCTTTGAATGAAGAAAACCGGACCGCCGCATCACGTAACTGGATAGCCAGGTTCATGACTGCCCACCGAGGATGGCTGGTGCTGGCGGCTCAACGTCTGTGGAAAAGAAGGGGGTTCAATTTCCAGACAATGCAAGAAGAAGAAGGGCTGTCAATTACGTTAAAGAATATGATAGCCAAAACATTTAGCTTAGCTTCCGAGCCTGGTATGAAAAATATCATAGATGCCTGGAACGAAAATAAAGATAAGATGGGTGAGGTGGAAAAGACTAATCTTAAACGCCTCAGTGTTTATGCCGGCACGTTCCTCATCATGCAGGCCGTGTCTATGCTTCTTGCCGGATGGCGTGATGATGATGAAAACGAGGAAAGCTGGCTTACTCAATTCGGATCCTATGTAGGATTTAGAACCATAAATGAAATAGCTTCACAGATGCCGTTTATTATGGAGCTTAATGTGGTGGATATCATTAATGACCCATTTGTCATGGGACGGAAACTGAAGGATCTCACCGATCTCAGGAACTACTCACTTGATAAAGTAACATCTGGTACATATAAAGGTGAGTCTAAGTTATTTAGACAACTCGCTAAACAGACGTTTATCAAACAATGGTATAACATTAAGACGCCGGAAGACGTAGCACGTGCCTATAACTGGTGGCAGCAGACGAACAACAAGTCAATGATGTTTTTCATCGGTGCCACTCCTGATTCAGAAGGAGACGATGATGTGAGCTACAAGTAGACGAAGAATATTGGGCTTATATTACTACAATATGGCTCTAATATGCTATCTTAGCATTGTCAAAGAGTAGACTATACGTTTTTTTGTTCTTACTTTAAAGGTTATGTAGGTTTAATTTTTTCTGAAATTGTTTTCTTACCAGTTCTCAGTCAGCGATGATAGAGAACTGGTTTCTTTTGTTATGAAAAAAAAATGCTATCTTGCAAAAAAAATAAGGTGATTATATACAACTTTACACCATATTTTATAGATACTATACATATAATAAAGACAATAAGTGATTTTGTTGCACCTGATACTTACTTAAAAGGAATATGAGAAGAAGATTTGAAACATCATTAAAAATATATGAATATCAAATAGTTAACAACTGTATAGGGGGAGGGGTAATCATTGATGATGAAATAGTTGGAACCGTTCCACAAAGTGGTGTATTTACCTTTCTTTCTATAAAACAACGTCTGGGTTCTATAAGTATCCAAGGAGGAGTCCCATCTAATACAAAAGAGACTATCAGCGAACAAACAGAATCTACGAAAGAGCTTGTAGAGAAGGATGACATTAAACTTATTATAGGTAGAGTAGAATCTCCTTCTTTAGGTTTTTTGATACGTCTTTATTTGCCTGACCAGTTTACAGTGAGAGAACAAGAAAAGAAATATGTAACATATCGTGAAATACTATATACTGCTCCTGGTAAAAAATACAATGTAAACAATGATAATCCTATTGTAATGAATTACACCAGTGAGCAACATGAGTACCCAGATACGATAATAGGAGATCCTGTAGATAAGATCTACGAAACCGGCTCAGATACATCATGGAGTTGCGAACTTGTTGAAACTAATATTGAACCAGAGCCTTCTCCTACATCTTTTCAAAATTTGACCCTAACATCAATAGTCAGACCTATTATAACCAGGTTGGGTCAAGGCACTTTATATGCCACCTATTCCGCTCATATAAAACTTGAATTATATTCTAAAGCGTATGGAAGTATAGGTGAATATGTGGTAACATCGGAGACAGTTACGTTCGACAATTAAAACAATTCTGCATATAGAATCTATACTATCATCTATATGCAGAATTGTATATATAACTGCCTTAATCATTTGGAATAACTCCCACTACTTCTTCTGTTGCAGCTTTTTGTTTAACAAAATCTTCTGCCTCATCCCAAGAAGTAGCCCATATTTCACCGGCGTATTTTCGCCCGTTGATTTCAAATTCTGTCAAAAATTTCTTTTGTTTTTCTTCTTTTGTTTTCATAACTATAATTTTTAAAAGTGAATAATTAATTGAGATATATAATTATCTTAATTGATTTATAAAAAATGTACCCTATCTGTGAAAACTAAACCAATACCTTCTATAATATATCCTACTACAGGAGCTTTGTCAAATTCCTCCTTCGTAGCCCAAGTAGCATTATCAGGCATCAGTTCCTTAAATGCGTCCGAAACATCACCTTGGCACCAGCAGTTATTTGATACAACAATGCCTTTCCCTTCGATATTGACATACATTTTTCTTCCACCACATCCAAGGCTATTCCATCCTCTTGGCACGTTTTCCACCATAGGCTTAAGCACCCAGCTTTCACCGTCTATCCTAATCCATCCAGGATCGTCTTTGTGCTTGTCGTACATATTTTGCCAAAAAGAGCATTCGTAGCACCATCCCTTGTCTTCCATGATAGTTCTTATCTCACACCTTTCAAATCCATCTGCATCCATCGTGTGCGGAGAATGAGGCTGGTGAGGGGTGCCACATTTCGGACATACGAGTTTTAAATTCTTTTCCATATTATTTAATTTTTACGATCTTAATGGAATCTCCTATATTGTATTCCCCTTGGTGCCCAACGAATTTTATTAACCTATTACTGTGAGCTATTGAAACTCTTTCGTCTTCACCATAATATATTATACATCCACCACGTAAAGGTTTTAAATCGTATATAACCCATCCGTCATTAACTTGATTATCATATTTGCATGATGATAATACAAGTGTCATCAATAAAACAAAATATTTCATATTATTTTCAACATAAAAATTTATAACCTGGTTTTACCGCTTCCGCTTCTTCTTTTGTATCAAACATTAAGGTAGTAACGGCTCCCATGCCATAACAATCGTAAGACACTTTCACCCACCACCTGAAAATTCCCGATCCGTAATCATCATAATACGGCTCGGAAAGAACCTCTTCTACGTACCCATCTAAGTAATTCATGATCGTTCCTCCTTATTTTTAGATTCTGCTTCTTCGAGTATGCTAATTACTTTGTCAACAATATCTGAATCGGACATTTTCTCAATAAAAACATCCATCGCCTTAGTTATGTCATTGGCTTCTTTTTCTTCAAGAGCTATTTCTCCACCGGTAATAGCATCAGATAATGATGTAGATAAGTGTCTTATCTTATCAATGTTCATAAACGTAAATGGATTACCACCTTGACCTCCACCCATTTCTTTCATGATCTGATATCCACCTGAGATAAGTCTGCCTGATGTCGTGGCCAAGGAGGATACGATAAGGGCCAGGACCGCCGCTTCCGTCCGCTCCTCAGACACACCCTTCGACCACACGGCTGCCCTTATAGCGCCAGCCAGGTTGTCTATGTATGGCATGAGGCAGTCTTCCATAACTTGTGTTGTATCAGCTATAACCTCACTACGCTCTTTATTTATGTAGTAGATAGAAGCATTGTACCTCTTTATCTCTTTGTCCATATCATTTAAAAGACGCTTGATATTGTGCTTATACATAGGACTGGTTTTAATTACTTCCTTTAGCTTAAGAATGTAATTATAAGCCTGGTCGTTTACGAACAACGTCATGGTCTCAACCGTTGAATGAAGCGTGTTAAGACTGTTAAGAATCTTATCGAAATTGTTTATCAAATAAGCTCTTCTGGCTTTTGCTGCGTAGTTAATGTTATTAAAATTATTCATTTTATTCATTAGATTCAACCTTATATCACAAAATATTTATTCTAACCGGATTAAACACAAATCCACTATCGATTATCTTTCCAATGAAAGAATCACCGACTACTTTTCTTGCTATTCCTATAGCTCCATTAATATCAGCATTAATTAGCTTTCCAACGGAACTTTGGAATAATCCACGTTTCTTTCTTTTCCCTAAATAGGATTCTTGTTTCTTTAGAGGTTCAAAAGCAAGATGGTCAATCTTTGATGTGTAAGATTCCTCATGAGTAATTACCTCTATCCCTAAAAGATTTGCTTTGTAAACAATCTTATCAATCAATTTAGAATGAGGAATAGAAACAAAATGTTGGTTATTCCTTTTACCGATATTTATCTCGTTTTTCCATTCTTTGTTTAATCCAATGATGATTGTTCCTATATTGTTAGATTTACAAAAGTCTACAATGTATCTACTGATTTTATGCAATTTGTCTTCTATCCAACAATTTCTAAACAAAGTAATTCTTCTTATTCTATTTGAAGTTCCCTTATTACCAACAAAAGACATCAACTTAGCTTTCTTCTTATTGTACCACTGATTTACTGATTTCATAACCCGTCCGTTTATAATGAAAGAATTAGTTTCTACATTACTAATACATGAACATAAATTATTCAATCCTAAATCAATCGAAAGAAAATTGTCTTTGTTTAAACCAAGATCAGTTTCCTTTCTTTCATAAACTACCTCTACTACATAACATGTAGTAGAGGGATTATTCTAACTTGTTTTAGTTCGTCTTTCTTTACATTTGTTTTGATAGGTTTGATTATATCTTTGACAAAATGAATATGATTATCATCTTTTACCCTGCAATCACAGTTGGTAAAAACAACCATGTTTTGTTTCTTACCTTGTTTGTATGATGGAAGGTGAGGTCTATGATTTCCGTATTTAGAAGGATTCTTTTCAAAATCCTTCTTGAGTTTTATCCAGGATTTTATGTTTTTAAATACCTGTTTAATCACCTGTTGGGATACATGATTAGGTAAATTCCTGAAATCGAATTGGTTTTCTTTGCAAAGTTTGTTTGATAAATCAAATTCCTTTAAATAGTTACCTGAAAAGATTCCTTGACGGATATTGTAAAGAACATAATTATATAACAAGCCGGATTTGAAGCAAATATCCTCAAACCGGTTGTCTTTAACTATATGCCTTTCAACTAATCTCATTTGAATGATTTATATCGTAAATGTAATCGTTATTTGTAAAATAATCAAATTATTCAATCATCGCATTTAAATTTTAGATTTTCAAGTTCGTGTATTTGCAACTTAAGAGACTTAATTAAATCCGTTCTCTGTTCCTCTACATATTTTAAAGCTTCTTCTTCACTTTTAAAAGCTTGATACCCCATCGTATAAGGAGTGAACCGGTCAGGGGTGTCGGCTAATAAAGTACCATCATAATCTTCTATTTTAGCTTTTACTTTTCTTATCTTACCATCTTGCAGACATGTGTCTGTAATTCACACAAATGTATCATACATTTCTTCATATAATTCATACCATTCTGGTTTAGGAAATCTTAATGTAAATCTAATCTCGGTATCTTTTTCTAAGACATTAATATCATACGCCTCCGGCCACAATTCTTTTATGCTGTCTTCATCTTCAGCATACGCCACCAATACAAATGAATTACTGGATTCTGCACTACACCAATATGGATATTTTATAGGCCATTTGACTGGACGGTAATCATTGTTACAGTCATCCTTTCTAATGTAAAATCTTGCTTTAATCATGTTATTCTACTTTTTTGATTTCGCTTAAATCGTCTTCATGCACCAAATAAGATCCTCTTCCCGGTCTTCCTTCTTTATTAACTTCCTGGATTGTAAATATAACTGTTCCAGGACTCATGATTTGCACGCTCTTAAAAAAACCAACAAGAGGCTCTTTCGAACGTTTGTAAAAAACGCTCACTTTATCTCCCTTCTTTAACCCATAAACAGAATCGAAATACTCTTTTTTGATTCTATCAATATTGTCTTTATGATTTCTTATAGCACGAAGCTCTTTTTCCCATAAATAATTTAGCTGTTCTTTTGTCATTTCTTTTCCTCCTTGTTTAAAGGCATTAACCCTTTTCCGTGTTTGTCATACCACAGCATAGTTATAACATTCCATGCAGCCGCAGCTAAATGGTGCACGTTCGTCTCTTTATCCATTCTCTCTCCTTTCAGGTATGCCATTATATGTCTGGCAGCCGCAGCACGGTACCGTTCAAAGCCATTGTCAAGATTCTGCCAATTATTAGGCCCATATTTCTTAGCTCCGGCATGATAGACTTTTACAATGTCCTCAATCTCTTCCATCGGAAGCAAATCCCATCGTAGTTTGTCGTCAATGATGTCATTTTTCACTGATTTTATTGAAGTACTTTTTTCTGGATCTCCTACAAGAACAAGTTCCATAATATCTGTTTCTATAATAATTGTGTTTCCATTGTAACAAACTTCAGCAAACTTGTCATTTTCTTTTATATTTGTTACTGCAACTACTATAGATCCTTTGTACATTATAGTACTTTTATCTATTTTATCATCTTTCAATGTACGAAAAATAGATCCTTTTGGATAAAGGATGTTTTTAGTATTATTGTCCATCTTTTCCATCGTTTTATCGTTGTTTTAATCAATTAGTATAATAATATAGCCCATTATTTTATTCTTCGCCTATAAAGCGATCAAATTCTTCTCCGCTCATAACAATGCGGTTAATGATAATTATGCCGTTATTGCTATAATTATCACTTTTAACTCCCATATCATCAAGCTCCTTCTTTAAGTCTTCAAATGTGGGACCTTTCTTGTCTTTAAAAAATAAAGTAGCATGCACAACCCTTCCGTTGTTTAGTTTTACTCTCACGGTATAGAGATATCCTTTTTCTTCTTCATCCTTTTTATTGATACCATCAAGGATGCTATTTATCATATCCTTGTCCTCACGTGATAGGTTGGATATGGCTATTCTGCCCTTTAATCTAAATATTTCGTTTTCGTTCATGACTTTCTGTTTTATTGTTTTCAAAATATTGTCTTACGGCTTCTATGGCTTTATCATCATCAAAAGCTTCTTCAAACTCCGTGTAGAACCTATCTCGCTCCATGCAGAATGTGTTTTTCCCTTCCGGTATAGGACGGAACACAACCATCCTCTCTTTGTCGTGATTGGTTCCTATTATGTTATTATCTAAGATAATAGAATACCTTCTTGAACTTTTGTTGATAACAACATCATGTTGAAGACCATACAATTTAAGTATTTCCCTTAATTCATTTGTTTCCATTATTTGAAGATTTTATATTTTTAGAAGATACTGCTCCTGATCCCCACTTTTTCTTATATATAGCCCCCATCATGTTTATTAAATCAGAAAAAGAAGATATGGTTCCCATTTCTATACAAAATGCAAGATTGGATTGAAGCATTTCAAGTTCTTTTAACTGCTCTTGAGTTGCTCTGTTATCTAAAACATATTTATGTTTATTGAATACAATCCAGTTTAACTTATCAGCCATTTCTATATAATCAACATCTTCAAATTTTGATACAGACCTTGAAAGAGTATTGTATTTATCCCCTATCTCTATTCTATCCAAAATAAGTTTATCATTTAACCATCCAGTAACTTCTGCATACAGCATAGGATTTAATTCTATAGCGACTAATACCCATATGTAGGGATCACACATAACATTTCTGTTTGTTCCTCTTCCTGTAGTCTTATAGGCATTATACCACTTCATTACTTTTATCAAAGAGTTGTTTTCCACTATATCCATAAACTCTTTCAAGGTTTCACTTTTTATGTATTTCTGTTTTTTAAGAATATAAAATATCCTTTCTGCACTCTCCTTGTTCGAAAGAATATTTTCTATTCTCTTATCATTCCACCCCATCTCCACTCTTTTTCTTGTATATGCCTCTTGTAATCCAGTTAATGACATAAAGGAAGTTTTAATGTCCTGTCTGATTACCACTCCATACAATAACCTGTCTTTAGAAATCATAACTTTTAAATTATTTAATAAAATACGCTTGTATTAAAATTACACGACGTAAAAATATAGATTGTGTAACTTTAATACAAGCGTATTGTGTTAAATTTTACTTATAGTGTTTTTATAGACTCACATTATTCCTTCTAAATTTACTTTTATAGAACCATTTATGGTTTTAATGCTCCCATCTATGGTTGAAATCACATCATCTATATCATTTATAATGCCTTCCATGTCATCAACCACCTCCTCCATATCAGTTACAGCCTGATCTGATTCCCAATATCTTTCTGAGTCTTGTAACGATTCTGGTATATTATCTCTCGCCTCAGTCTCTTCATCTAAAATCATATCAACATCATCTTTGGCTGAATTTATGTTGTACTTCAACTCCGATAACTTTGATTTGATGTATTCAAAATCTGTTTTATACTTATTTACGTTGTTAATAACATCCGATATTTTTTTTCTTCTCTTGTTGTTCATGCCTTTATCCTATTATAATATTCGATAATCTTTTCTTTCCTGTCTCCTGGTTTTACTGCCATATTTTCAGCCAAGAACCTAAAATACGACACCGGTATGTCCTTGAATCTAATTCCTTCATATTTTCCAAACCACATTATTATGCCGTCAAGATCGTCTTCTCTCCTACCATCTCCATTCACAGATTTAAGCGAGGCTGCCCGGCGAAGGATCTCGTCTTTGGTAATAATATCACCCATCCTTATATTGGATAGAAGCTGATTGCCGGCAAACATACACCAGCCCTTAGAAGGAAATTGCTCGATTGTCAGGTCTTCTATCCGACCAAAGCGTCTCATGTTGTCGCAGCAATCAACTATCAGCGCCTCTTTCTTGTCAGGATGGATGCGGACGGCGCGGCCTAATATTTGGTAATAAGTTGAATATGAGAAAGTTGGTCGACCAAACATCACACAATCAAGTTCAGGAAAATCAAATCCGGTAGCAAGCGTTGAATAATTAAAAACCACCTTCAACTTACCTTCTTTGAAATCTGATATAATTTGTTCTCTTTTCTTTTTGGTTGTTAGCGATGTTACGACACCGGTTATGGCTCCCATCTTGGCATTCATAAACTCTGATATTCTATTACATGATTCGATAGAATCCATGCAAACCAAAATGGCTTTACGTTCGTTCATAAGTTGAAGAAGGCGCTTGTAGATAGAGTTGTTTAAGCCATTTCTTACAATACTTTCTTTAATAGATTCGTTGGTGTATTCAGCTCCGGTACTGTTTAACATCAGAGCCGATTCATCAAACGACCATCGTTCGTACTTAAGTGGACACCAAAACCCTTGAGAGGTTAGTTCTTGTATTTGAGTCACATGAACTATTTTCTTGAAGAAATTATGCTCGTCTTTCGTCAGCATATTGAGCTTGCTATAGTTTCCTTCCAGCATGAAACTGTAGGTTCGGAGGCGGCAGGGAGTGGCGGTGAAGCCCAGCACCTTCGCCTCTGGAAACCCGTTCATAAACTCCATAAATTCAGAACCTTCTTCAGGAGAATATCCTGAATGACATTCATCTATCAATAAGGTATCTATCCCTATATCCTTCAACCTCGCTACATCTTTCTTTATGCTCTTTAATGTTGCATAAGTCATAGCCGACAGCTCCTTTATACCACATGAAGCAGAATATATAGTAGGTTCAGAACCGAATGATACGGCTTTCGCATAATTCTGCTCCAGAATCTCTTTTGAGGGCTGTAATACTAATGTCGGTCTATTTATTTCATGTGCTATCTTGGATATCAGAAGGCTCTTTCCACATCCGCATGGGGCTACGATTATGCCAGGCTTCTTAGATCTTCCTGTAAGAAACTTAAGCCCGGCATCTACTGCCTCTTTTTGGTAAGGTCTAAGTTCAAAGCCCATCACAATCTATTATATTATTTTTTGAAAGTTCTATTATCGCCTCTTTCAACATCTCCCTTGCCTTATTCTCATTATCTTCAAACAGGCATACACTGCATGTAGCACCTTTGGAGGGGTAGTCTCTGTAGGCTTCTGCTCTTTCTACAACGTACTCACAACAATAGTCGTGACTCATGTCTTTTGCTATACTTATAAAATGATCTTCTCCATCCATCAACACGCAATATTCAGCATCGTTTTCGCATGCAATAACACCTTTGTTTTTTAAAATGGATAGCACTTTATTTCCAAAAAGTCCAATATAGACCCATATACCTTTCCCTGCATTTTTGTAAAAAATATCCATTCCTTCTTTGATTGTGACTTTCTTTTCCATAATCCCTTATTTTATATCAGTAATTAAAACATATATTTTAGCAATATCTTCAAGACTCACAGAAGAACGTATATATAGTTTTTCTTCGTACTCATATAGAGCGTACCCTTCTTTTATGTCTAATATCTTAATCACATGCTTGCCTCTTTCAAATGGATCCTCAAAGTAGCTCTTATGTTCGTATCTTTGACCTACTTTGATTTTGTCAGTTTTCTTCTTCATCTTATAACGCTCTACTGCTCTACCTGTTTTTATGAAAGCTGTCGTGAGTAAGTATAATAAAACTAAATACAAAAGGATCGCTACTCCACATATTAGATCTTCTTTCATTACACTCCTTTTAAATAGTTGAACCATATATCCTCCAGCTTCTCCTGAAGCTCAAACGCTTTCTTGAAATTCCCGCATCTTACAGCAACGTCTCTCATGTATTCTACGTTTATAACTTCCGGATCTTGCCGGTATTTTGTTCTTAACTTTTGAACGTCCTCGTATTTCATCGTTTTATCTTTTTAGACGGATCCCAATCCGAAGAGAAAGGGCATTCGTTTTTGTTATGTAATCCAAAGTCGCAATAATAACACAGTGCTGACGGGCAGGGTAGCTTGTTTTGCGAAACAGGCTGGCTCAGGGTGGCACGCCGCTTGCTATACCTGGCTCCTTCTGCTCCCTGGATGTACGCTTGAAATGATTTTACACTATTATCTTCAAAATCATACATTTTAGACAAAGTGTCATTTAGCATCTCTATAGATTTTGTTTTACGTTCCTCATCCACCTTAACCTTTTGGTACTGCCTGGTCCTGGTAAAGAAATAGATGTTCATATCTGGAAGAACTCCACCATATTTTCTATAGATGTAAAATGAATATATAGGATGCTGTAAATTCGTTTCCAACTTCTTAGAATCAAAAACCTTATTACCTGATTTCCAATCTATGACATAATGGTGAACTACGTTCTTGCTTTTTATAGCCAGATGAAGGTCTACCGATCCTACTATGTACACATGAGTATGAATTACTCCATTTATGTTAACAGGCTTAGGAAGACGGTACGGCAGCACAAAATCTTCTTCAACTCCAACTATAGCGCCGTGTCTGATAAGTTTCTCGCAGGGATTAAGATCACTATCAGCTATCATAAACCTATTGCCGTCTTTTTTGAACAGATCCACAATCCAAGCAAGAAGCTCTCCAGATTGCTTCATGGCTATCATCATATTTTCCGGTGATTGCCAAGGTATGTCTTCTTGGTAAGCATAGTAACTTATAGCTTCCCCCAGGTCTTTGCCAGAAGGCTGTCTTCCGTTCTTGAAGAAGTATTCCAGTGTCTTATGAATAACCGTACCATAAGACGTAGCTTCTTGTTTTTCCGTAGACCTTTTGCCCTCCACGTAAGTTTTATACCATTTCATTGGACAAGTAAGAAACGTATCTATCTGGGAATAAGATATGGCAAGACGTTTCACACCATTAAACTCCTTATATAGCAAATGCGTTTCCGGGACCATCATAAGTCATTGTCTTTAAATCCTTCCGGGTAATATACGACATACTTCTTACCGTCTTCTGGTGTCATGGCAAACTGCATGTAGTTATTACGATTACGATGCTTGCCATCCAATCCTCGTTTCCAATACAGGATACCGTCTATATCCACATAAGATCGGCCGCGGTCGGCTCTAACCACGTCCGTGTGTAGCAGATACCCGTCGGAAGACACAATCCATACTTTATCCCCTTTGTTTAAATAAGATATTCTTTTTCTTACAACAACCTTTTTCTTATTATCCAATACAAATTCCTCATCCGTCATATTCTTCATCCTCCTCTTCTTCTGTTTCAAAATCAATTCCATAACACTGATCATAATGTCCGGTCAGTTCTTCTGGTTCTAAATCTTGTCCAAAATCCATATTAAAAATATATTAATACATATTAAAAATATATTAATCAATAAAGCACTAAAAATCACTATTCCTGCTGGCATGAAATCTATAAATGCAGCTTTTGCTTCTTCAATTAGGCCCAAGTGTAACCTTGGGCCATTGTATTTATTTTTTGTCATCTCCTTTTAACTTCTTTAAAGTATCTGCAATCGGAAGCTGATCAATGACTCCCAATGCCGGAGCGACGGTCTTAACAACATTGTTAAGGAAATTACCGGTACTGTTCTGACCGCCGTCAAATACCGTGATATTTCCGAGGTTAATGTGCTCAAATGCCTTAACCTGTTCTCCAGCAATTTCTTTCCACTGATTAACCATCTTGTACTGGATGGCTATCTGAGGATTGGATTCTGCTGCTTCCACCATAGCCTTAAATCCCTCTGCTTCTGCCATCAACGACTTTTTCTTACCTTCGGCTTCTGCTTCCAACTTCATCTTAATAGCCTTTGCTTCGGCTTCTGCTTTTGCCAAATTGGCTGCTGCTTCAGCGGCAGCCCGGCGTTTAATCTTTTCTGCTTCAGCATCAGCTTGCAAAATAGCTTCTTGCTTCTGGGTTTCAGCCGGCACAATCTTTTCAGCTCGAAGCGCAGCTTGAACTTTCTCAGCCTTAGCCTCTTCCACTTCTTTATCAGCAAGCTCTTTTGCCGTTTTTACAGCCGCTTCCGACTTAACCCTCTCTTCTCCAGCCTTCTTTTCTGATTGAGCTTTGATAACCTGTAATTCTGATTCTGATATAGCAACCTCTTTCTGGGCATTGTTATAACCCACAGATGCGTTTTTCTCAGCTTCAGCTTTCTTGATCTGAGCTTCGGAATCTTGGATTGCTATAGCTGCTTGTTTATCAGCCTCAGCCTTATTCTTTCCGACTTCTTCCATTCTTTCAGCCTCAGCTTTGTTTACCTCAAGTTCTGCCTTAGATCTTGCAATCGCCGATTCTTTGTCAGCCAAAGTCTTTGCAATAACCGCAGCCCTATCTCTATCGGCTTGAGCTACACCGATCTGTTTTTCTTTATCGGTTAAAGCCAAAGCTACTTCTTTTTCTTTCTTTGTTTCAGCTACTACCGTTTCCTTTTCTTTTTCAGTATAGGCAATTTGAATCTCTTGCTCTTTTTGGGTATTAGCTACAGCCGTTTCTTTTTCCTTTTGCTGTACAGCAATCTTAATAGCACCCAGCTTTTCCTGTTCTTCGATATTAGCCTGTGCTTCGTTCAGGGCCTTACTTTCAGCTTCTTTGCCAAGATTCATGATATAGCCGGCTTCGTCTCTGATGTCACTGATGTTGATATTTAGGAGGTAAAGGCCTAACTTATTAAGTTCGTTATCAATGTTTTTTCTTGCCTTATCCAAAAACTCATCCCTGTCAGAATTAAGTTTTTCAATCGTCATTTCAGCAATGATCAAACGCATTTGGCCATAAACGATATCCGTAATAAGATTTTCAGTAGATTCAGTATCCATCCCCAAAAGCCTTTCTGCTGCATTCTGCATAATTTCAGGATTTGTGCTGATTGCTACTGTAATAGTAGTAGGTACATCCACTCTGATATTTTGAGACGACAAAGCACCGGTGAGCCTACAATCTATTTGCATAGGCTCCATAGACAAAATATCATAGCTTTGAATAATAGGCAAGACGAATGCCGCTCCACCATGATATAATTTCGCCGATTTCTTTTCCCCACCTGTCTTACCATAAACGACCAAGACTTGATTAGGCTTACATCTACGATACCTTGATAAGACTCCGATGATTGTCAAAATAATCACTACAGCTAAAATAGCTGACACGTACATGATTGTTGTCATAACTTTTAAAATTTAATTGTTGATAAAAAAATTAGATACTTAATTCTCCTTCTTCGTATTTTATATTCACCTTGTCACCGTTTTTGTAATTTTTTCCAGACAAGCACCTCACTCTCATCTGTTCCTGTCTTCCATTTTTAGAAATATTTACCATATAATGATTCTTACCTGATCTAAATACTATCTCCACCTCTCTGCCATTTAAATCTTCCGAACATTCGTACACCATTTCTTGTTTTAACTTAAGAAGTAACTTATATACGTAAAACAAAACGATAAAGAAAAATGACCCTATTACGACCCCTACTAAATGGGAACCCGAAAAGTATGTGGTCCAGCTATATCCAAGAATAAAATGTGTTATGCCCTTGAATGATATGATGTCCGACAAAGACATGCTTAAATCAGAAGCGCTGTTAATGTCAATATCCGTATCCAGATCAGATCCTAATATCGACAACAAAAACTGTATAACAAAAGCAAATGACGCTATTAAAGCCATGCATAAAATTATATCACTTCCCATATCCTTCTGTTATTATTTTGTAAACAAGATCAGTCATTTCTTTGATGGATTCTGTATAATAATCAATAATAACAATATTGAATTTTTGTTCCACCATCACATCAAGCTCAACTTTATCAATAGAATCTAATCCAAGTTCTTCAAACGACACATCTTCTTCATGAATCATATCCATTTCCGAATGAAGAAACTGAGTAATAATCATATCCTCTATGATCTTTCTGATTTCTACTTTTTCCATTGCTTTCTAATTTTATTAAATAAATACGTTTTTATGTTTTTCAACCTCTCTTTGTCTGTTTCCGAACTTCCGGTAAACAAATAATCCGGATTTCCTTTAGCCGGCGGCGTAGGCAATTTAGATACGGCAAACAACCAATCCATTTCCTTATTCTTCTTAGACTCCAAATAAGGCTCGGTAGCGATCTTAAATTTTTCAGCTATTAAGTCAAAGAGCTTTGAGTTTTTAAGGTTCATATGGACTGAAAAAGCCTGAGAAGGCGGTTTCCATATGAAGTTACATAAGCTCATTGTGTAATCTCCTGACTCTGCTATATAAGATTCTGTTACCTGAAGTATGACCTCTTTCTTAAATGAGGTGTTACCCATAAACCAACACAATCTGGATTCCGCTTCTTTTCTGCTGACACCTATGTCTTTTGAATATGATTCGTACATTCCTATCATAATCTTCAACGTTTCCAGAACCTCGTCCGTCATTTCCGGTGTCTCTATATAATTCACAAAAGACGTTCCTTTGTTGGTTAATCTCATCACGCCTGATTTTAATTTCTCAACCAGGCCAAGCTCTATATATCTCCCAGCATCTTCTTCCGGCATGGCTTCGATCATAACCGAATCCTTCTGTCTTATGGCAAGAAGATTAGCGAGATCATTAGGAGTCATGTCTGATGCTGCAAGTTGTCTGAAATTGATGTACATGCCTAATCAGCTTTAATAAAAATAACATCCTTGTTATCCTCCCTCTCCGCGTGATTACACGGACCTGCAACCACACCCACTGCCCCGCATGTAAAGTAATTAAATATACATCCTTCACATCCTGCATCTGGTGCCGTAGGTTCCACGCATTTTAATCTCACAAGTCCGGCATCAAACACTTCTCCTATTTTAAATTCCTTCTTTTCCATATTTCCTCCTTGTTTTTAACTGTTGTATCCTTCTTTGATAATCGAATTTCTACCGGTAGATACCGACTGTCGAAGATCGTCATGTACAGAATCTACCGTAGAATACTTGTTTCTGGTTGTAAAAATCACTTCCAGCATCTCCTTGTAATCACCTAAAGCCACTTCGTATCTTGGATCCACTTTGGCTTTTCTTTCAGCCTCGGCATTACTTTTAGCCAGCTCTCGGTCGAGAAGATCTTCTTTGATTCGGTCAGCAATCATATCAAGCTCTTTTTTGATTACTTCGCCGGCTGCCCGAAGTTGACCTTCTACGTCACCAAGCTGATCTTGGACGGTTCCTATTTCTTTCTTTAAACGATCGTATTCGTTAATCATACCCATATCACCTGCATAGCCGGAAAAGTCCTTGATTATTCTGGTTCCTTCTTTAAGGAGCTCAATAACTCGTCTTTTGCGTTCTCTGCTTATTAAAGACGGAAGACGATAATTCATATCCGCCACCGCCTTGTCGTGTATGGAGTTGATTAAAAACATCTCTCTTTCATCCCCTGCGAACTCAGTAAGAACCAAAAGGAACTTACTTATCAGGTATTCGTTTTCTTCTACGGTAAGTCTCATACGTTTCTTTTTTTTAATATACTGACTGTTCTTCCTTTACCTCTTGTTCTTGATCTTGATTGTTCGTAACGTCTTCCACAGTATAGAGCTTGGGCGGCGTCGGCGGCTGGTTGGGGTTCACGAACTTCGTCCCTCCCTCCCCGTACATCCATCCATGCCCCGGCAGGATCTCTGGGTGGATTGTATTAGTAAGCTCTTCCATACTAACTTGCCTTACCTTCAGTATATGATGAAACACCAGTCCGGCTGTCCTGAATGATGTTTTGTTTTCAGTTTTAAACCGGTCAAGAGTCTGATACCAATCTTTTCCAAATATCATATACTTATCCAGCCCGTATCTGCGAGGATTATGCAAGCCTATCATTAACGTACATAGTTGTCCCAACGTATCAGATTGGTAAAAATCAGAAAGACGCGGAGGCTGCTCTTGGGGACTTTTTATCCGTCCTTCTATTTCTCTGTTGAATTGGGATATAATGAGAAAAAATATGTTTTTATACACTAATTTGGCTTCATTCATTACCGCCACCAAATCATCTATAGCCGACTTAGGATCCAATCCCATTCTTTTTATCAAAGCAATATGATCGACTTTAAATATTATAAGACGTTTGTCTTTATGTTTAGTAGCTATATGATACACAGCCGCCTCAAACTCTTTTACCGTACATGGAGCATCAATGTATATTATATTATTTCTGATTTCACCTTGAAGGATTTCAAACATTCTCGTCTCTTCTATCGTATTAGAATCTTGCCTTCTTAATATTTCAGGAGCCCGCTTTTTCATATCCTGGCTCATTCTGCGAAGAAGAAGATCTTGAGGATTCATTTCGAACTCGCAATTGACAAGAAAATAATCTTCTGCTTGCGGGTTAATCATCGGATTCATCACATTTTCCAATATCTTTTGAGCCACATACGATTTACCTACAGATGGCCGGGCTCCTATGGCAATAGCATGCTGAGGGAAAATGCCTCCAAGCAAAGCCTCGTCAATATAATCGTATCCGGTTTTAGCGGGGATAAGTTCTCCCCGCCTGTATTTTAAGATATTCTCATACGCCTCTTCCATAACCTGTTTAGAGGTCTTGAATATCCTTCTTATATCTATCCTATTTGCTATCTCCTCTTGCATTTTTGTCACCTTTCGTATCCGATTTGGATCCCCTATTAGCTTTTACTGATTTATACCTAAGACCGTTCTTGGTATGAGAACAATCCTTGCCTTTCCTCCAGCTTTTGCCCTTCTTCTTGTCCGTTTCGTAGTTTTTACGACCAAGCTCCCGGCGTTTGGCTTTCTGTTCCGGTCTGGCATTTATCTCCTTGTCTTTTTTAGCCTTTTTCTTCCTGGCTTCGGGATGAGTCCTGTAGTACTCTGTCGATCTACCCATGTGCTTATATTTTTTTTTGATTAATAATAGCACAAAGATAGGCAATTCGCGCCCTATTTCAACCTGCCGTAACTCATATCAGGATCACACCAGACATACCCGTCTTTCTCATCATGAAGATACTCAGGGCATCCTCTGCATGCGCTACTGCCTGACACTATTTGGTTGTTCTTATTAGGGCACTTATCTCCAGGCTTATGCCATTCTATCCTTGAGCCTGATCGTTCTTTGTTTGCATGACAGAACTGAAATACTTTTCCCATCGTCTTCTCGCCGAACATACCTATATGTGTGTATTCTTCCGGTATAGAGAGAAATTCAGATAAATCTTTATACATCCTTTCCTGTTCTTCCGGCGTAGACCACAGTCTGTCAAGTTCGGCATGGACTCTTATTTTAAGAGACCTTAGTGATGGGCCCGCAAGCCGGCCTTTAGCTTTTCCCTTATTCGGCCCTGATTCATGAACACCGACATAAGCGTTGCATGGTTTACACATCATAACCATCCCTAAGCCTTTTCTGCTATATATTTTATCGGCATTGACCAACTCGGTTTCTCTTCCGCAATAAGGGCAAATTTCGCCTCTTAAAATCCGTTGTTGCCGCACATTGAGTTCCATACTCTATTCTTTTGTTTCTCTTTAAACTTTTCATACAAACTGCTTTCAGTTTCCATTTCTGAGATCTCTACCTCTACGTCCTCTCTTTTGAAAATTACTTTCTTGGCTGTCGGATACGCACATTTAGAGATACGAATAGCATTACGAATAGCATAAACAAAATACGTTTCTGGTGATGATTCGATCACCACTACCTCGTTTAAAGTGTTTTTATAATTTTCCATGTTATCTACTTGCTTCAATTACATACCCTGGATTATCTTCACATGCCTCTTTGTATTCGATAAGAAACTTAAGAAATGAATCATAAGACCCCCATCCATTTTCTGGTTCGTATCTCAAAAGACTCTTTCTCTTGGATATCATAATATATATACCTTTTGTGAGTATCTTCGCCATCTCTTTGGTATCTATTTCCCTACCCAATTCTTCCGGTCTCCAAACATAATCGTACAGCGTTTCTTTATTTTCTGATACGAATATTTTTTGTGCCATCTTGTTCATGTTGTGGGTGATGTTTGTAACCCATTTACGATCCTCTTCTTTCTTCTTGCTCTTAATATAAACGTCCAGGCTCATAATATTTTTCTTTTACTTTATTATTAATTATCAAATCTGCCACATCATCTCCGTCTCCTACATTTTCAACATTTTGAAGATAGTCCGATACTTTTATCCTTGACTTCATCATCATCCCATCTATCTTTTTACTCCATGTGTCAAATGCTTGTCCTTTGTCCGGAAAAGCTACAGTCTTTCTATCTTTTAAAACATCTATCACTTCCGGTCTTAAATTCTGCAACCCACCGGTAGCTACAAACAACTCATCTGGTTTATTCACGGCGCATATAATAGCCGTCTTTTCTGACTCCACCAAATTAACTACCTTATCCGGATACTGGCTTAGAAGATGTTCTCCAAACAGGCATTGTCTAAACAAGAAGTCTCTTGCATGCAACGAGTGATAAAACATGACATGAGGTCGCTCATTGTCACCATCTTTTTCCTTCACTCTTTTTACATCAATCTCATTCCCCTGGCTGTCGGTCTTTATGTAAAAATCCATAATCTTGCCGGTTCTACATACAAAGTCCTTATCTATCTGCCAGAATATACAACACCCCTTCCATCCCCATAAGTCCATTGTTCCGACATGATACCTTCTGAACACATCAGATACCCTTTCTTTCCCCCATAGAGACGATAAAAATCTAAATACGGTGTTTCTATCGTCTGGAACTACAGTCCTCTCAAACTCGCTAAAAGGTATGTAATTTACAACGTCAGGATTTACAGGAGGACGATAAGCTCTTATGCATTTATTTCCTGAAATCCAAAGATCTTTGTCTCCTACATCCTTACCAGTTGGTCGTTTATCATAACCACATGTCCGTTCATGATCGCATCTTCCAAACTCATTGCCAACAACCTGACCTGTTGCCACATCAATATAAGGGGTGAGGCACCGGCTTTTCCCACAAGCTGGGCAGGTTAGCTTCAGCCGGCTCCTGCCAGGCCTGCGGTCAAGTTGAAACCGAGGTACGTTTTCGTATTTTCTGAAATCAAGCATTTTTAACTCCTCTCATTGCTTCTATGATTCTATCTGCTATAGTTATAGACCATGACACCACATCCGGTACATATACTCCGCAATCTATTTCACCTTTTCTATTTTGTGCTTTAATAAACTCAATAGAATAAGCCTTAACAAGATCGAATCTACGTTGCTCCCAGTCTACATCTTTGTTTTCATCATCCACAGGAAGGGTATCGAGATAAAAATTTAAACTCTCACTTATCACACTCCCATTATTACCATAGAACTGTATTCTGTCATGGTCGCTTCTTGTAGTTGAGCTACTAAAGGTGATTACGTCTATTATCTCTCCTGTTTTTCTAATTTTTCTCTTCATACTCTTCTTGTATTTCTGACCAGTATAGGCATTATTGTTTCAACGGTCTTGCCATATTTCTTATGAGATGCAAGTACGCATATTGCATATTTATCTCCTATTCTCAAATCTTTCGATAATCTTAATCTCGAACCCCTTTCGATATTAATAAAATAATCACCAAAAGGATTGATATGTATCGGTTTTACGATTTCCACATAATCTCCTTTAGGAATAACAATATCGCTCATATTACGAATCTTTTAGACATTTCCTCTGCAATATCATATACAACAATATGATCCTCTTCATTGTACGGCTTATTGATATTCAACACCCCTTTTCTCACTTTGAACTTCTTATCTTTTCTAAGGTGATTCAACATACCTTGTTGGAACACACAGTCCGCCTTTTCAAGTGCCACACTGTCTTCTGTCCATTCTTTCAGCGTATATCCTTTACTGCTCGTGCTTTTTGGAGAAAAGTTCATAATACGTGCATCAATGCCATACCATGCTTTAACCATTCTTCTTTCAGCTTCCAATTGGAATGCATATGATTCCCATATACCTCCCGATTTAAAGTCAAGAATGACCACTTCTTCCTTCTCCACTTCTCTTACCTCCTTCTTCGGATCACCTTTTTTGAACTGCCCTGTAGCCCTTTGATATACGGCTCCAAAATAACCTTCTTCTTTGTATTTGAATGTCATTTTAACCATCGCATCAATAGGTGTTGCTACAAGGTAATCCTCTAAAGAAAGGATTCTTTCTATCATCATCGGTTTCACCTTGTAATCAGAACAGAATTTGGCAAACTTCATGACCCTGACAATCATATCGTCAAGATCATCTATGCTATTAAAGAACCGATCAAGATTTTTCTTAGATATCTTCAGCTTGCCTTCTTGCACTGTCTTAACTACAAAGCTTCTATTTAAGACCATATCTCTACCTGTTAGGTACAATCCGTATAAGTAGTGCATGATCGTTCCCTTATCGGCTTCATACTGCGCTACCTCTTCTGGATTGCGACCAAGCATCTTCATCTCTTGCTTCCATTCCTGAAGTGCTGTCTTATCATCTACATACCCATCTTTGATTAAAGTTGTTACCGAAGCATATATCTTAGCCGTCCCATCATCCATCTTTCTTACATAAAAACGATTATCGTCTAATGTCAATCTTACGAATTTGGGTGTCTCAATCTTCTTCAACTCATCACAGATATAAAACGGCTCTAACGTTTCCTGGTTTTCTGTAAACGGATTCGAGTCTTCTTCTCCAGGGTTAGGAGCGGCTTCCTCCGCCGGAGCTTCCGGTTTCTCTTCCTGGGTCTGCTCTAGCTCAGGCACCGGCTCTTCAACTACTGGAACCTGTCCGCCTCTTTCTGTTATATCTTTATTCTTTATCAAAGACATAACTTCCTTTTTCAATTGCTCTGGTGTTTGATTAGGATCTGATACCGACATCACAACATCGTTCATTCTAAACAACGTATTTCCTTCTCCTTCCACCATAGGTACAAACCCTAAATCTATTAATATTTTAATCTTTTCTTCTATCATACCTATCAATTATTTCAATAATCAACCTACCTCTTTCCTTGATCATTCCTCTGCTTTCCATATCCAGTACCTTCTTTACCGCATACTTCCACACAAAAGGAAATTCTGTTTCAAGTTTATCAAATTCCATCCGGTCAAGATACATGTCGAATACCGTATGCTCCGATTCATGAAGGAAAACTATATTATCCCTGCAAGTAGCAACCGACTTATATATCCTTTTCGGAAGTATGTGACAGACGTTACATACTGTAGGAAAATGAATAGCTTTACCAGTCATAGACATTCGAATAGTACTCAACTCCTCCAACATAAGACGAAAAAACCCGGATAAATCCGGGTTCTCTAACTTTTTCTTCTTGCTGCTGTTTTTAATGGATGTAATTCTGTCTTTTTTCTTCGGAGTCAACTCTTTGCTCCTGCAAGCCTGGCATAAGCCATGACTTCTTATCATCACTTTTCGTCCACATCTTTTGCAGACGTACAATTTCTTTTCCACTTTTTATACTTCAATACAAGTGATATAATCGAAAAGGATACTGCCGTTAAAGATAACGTATATGGTACGTTCATTAACCATCTTGGCACTTCTTCTGTCTTGATCACTATCAGCAAAGTAGCACCTGCTACTACCAATAATACAATTGCCATCGCAAGTGCTACACGGGAAACAACATCACTCATCAGTTTTCTTTTCTCCCAATTTTTCTACACCTTTTTGCAGATCGTATTTAAATACTTCAATGATTTTCGTTTCTGCAATAGACTCGCAATTCCAGTCGCCCAACGTACCTTGCATCCCCTTAGTTAACACAGCCTCAGCATCTTTTGGATTGCCGGCCTGGACATACATATAGCATGGCGTTTTCTTTTCTTTACCTTTCTTTTCATCCAGTGTAATGTAATTAACCTTACACTTATACCAGTACTCGGCTTCTCCGTTGAAGAAGATTTCCGACACTTTAATAGGGTTAATTTTTACAACCTCGAAAGAATTGTACAAATCTTTAAAGATTTCCAACGATCTTGATTCTGCCTCTGTATAAGACAAGGCATCTACCAAATACTTTTCAGTTACTTTCTTTTTTTTGCCGTTCTCGATATTATCAATCTCGGCTTTTACCGTAATTTCAAACCAGCGATTCATTGTATTAATATTTAATTAGTTGATTTCTTTCCTTTCTCTATACTGTTTTTAAATCTTTCAGAACACCACTGCAAAACGTCCATCATCATCATCTCATTATTAGATAAGATACCTTTTATAACTAACGCCAATTGATGCTGTGACATTCGTTGGCTCATATCAAATCTTCTTTCCTCTTCATTTACTATCGTAGCCACGAAATACTTACACCCCTCCAAATGTGTCAGGGCTTCAATCATGGCTTCTTTAATCTCTTTTTCTTCCATCCTGTTTGTTTTTTTGGACAAAGATATGTCTTTTGATAATAAAAAAGATTTTAAATAACTTAATTTAGCTTATTTTTTTACTCTTCTGGCTCAACTGGTATGGACATGTTGAACTTTTTCCTGATAAATACCTCTGTTTCTTCATTAAACGGATAAGCCTCCTTAATGAAATTCATAGCCACCTCCATGTCGCCATCTGCTATATCCTTATACCTCTCAAAGATGCCAACCATGTCGTTGTTATATGAACGCTCTTGTTTTATATTGTACACGTATTTCAATACCCTATCTTTGATTTCATTGGCTTTTTTCACGGTGTCATTGAAGGTATTTATACTTGTCAATTCAGGGTTTTTATTTTTCTCATCTATCTTATTAAACTCTTCCTCGCTATATCCTGTTTCTCCTTTAACAGCCGGGCAAACACCCTCCTTCATGATCCAAAACTGTTCATACGATCCTGCCAGATATCTCGATTCTGTTTTAAATGCATTATACTTGACAAGCAAATTGGCCACCTCAGTTGCACCTTCTATGGTTCTAAAACCGATGCCGATATCTTTTAATACAAATAATGGAACTCCTGTTTTGGGGTACGAGATTTCTTTTTTGTTCTTTATATTCCAGTTTTTAGCTTCAATTGGAATACCTTTATTAGCAAGCTCTTTGTCTATATACAGACTTATGTCTTCGTCTGTCAATGCCGTAATCTCATCTCTGCTTAAATCAAAAACTGTTTTCATTTTTCTTTATTTATTAAATTAAACAACTTACTTCTTTGTTCAGGCTCCGTATATTCCACCCATATATCGGCCGCCACATTTCTAAGAAATTCCATAAAGTCTTGATGATCCCTGTATTCAGTAGAATCGACTTTTCTCACAAAACTTAGAATTTCCTTTAACATCTTATTGTTTTCTTCAAGAAGTTCTCTGTCAGTCATAACCTTTCAAATTTTCTTCTTAAGGTGTTGACGCTTCACAGCTCCGACTACCGCCGACAACTCCACGTCCCCTTCCATTGTTACCCGAAAGATCTTCTTCTGTTAAAGAAAAAGACATAGTTAACGTAGGAGTATCCTTAAAATACCAATCACATAATTCTTTTAGGTGATTATATACAACTTTACACCATCTATATAAAACAGAAGCCGGATAATGATTAACGTATATCCGGCTTCTGTTTTATATGGTTAAAATTCTTTTTCGTTACCACCTTTTTTA